ATTGTTCTCTGGAACTCTGTTCTGGAAATCTGTCATCCAACCCGTTAATCCGCTGATCACTCTATCGGCAATTGAATCTTGTTTGCTTGTCAAATTTGCTACCAAATCAAGTTTTTTTGCATAGTCTGGAAGTGCATTTTTAGCACTCACAACATTTGCTGATGCACCTTGGATTGTCTTGTCTTTTTGGGTAAGCTCACTGGTATCAAGTGATCCTGCCTTTAAATTCACTTTAAATTTCTGATCAAACATGTCAGTTAAGGTATTGCTGATTCCTAACGTAAAATCATCACGTTTAAGTGTTTCTGTTACATCATCTAACGTATTTTTCAATTCATCTTTTAAAGATTTCCAAACACCTGTGAATTTTATTTTTCCAAGGTTGGTGCCAAATGATTCTGTCTTTATGCTTGCTGTATCAATCTCGGCTGAGTATCTGGTTGAAGCTTCGCTCATTTTGTCAAGCTCTGTTTCTGACTTGTTCAAAGTGGTTGTTAACCTATCCACGTTTAGCATTTTCTCTTGCAGACTGTTGCTTGTTAAGCCTATCGCATGAGCTAAAATTGCTTCTGATCCTTGCAAGCTATCGACATCGTATTTTCCTTCGCGCATTTTTTTGAACAGGCTATCCATGGTTTTTGTCATTTCTGCCATTGTGCCATTTCCGCCCATTAACTGATTCCAGTACGAGAACACGCTGTCCTTATTTGTGATTACACTACTTACAAGTTCATCTACTGCACCATTAAGAGCAATAGCTGAATCAGCCATAACTTTAGCCGCGTCTGACATTGCAGTTTTAAAGCCTTCTGCAATAGCCGCATTCTTTTGGCTTGCTATCAATGCTTTTAAAGCCTGATCTGTGCCTTCATAAGCTGTTCCCACTTCACCTATTAGTTTTGCGGCTTGCGGTGCATACTCTACAATTTGGTCATAGTAGGTTTTAAATAGTGACATGTCTGTCTCGGATAGGCTTCCGTTCTTTTTCAACTTCTCATTCAGTTCAAGGAACTTATCAACAATTATGGAAACGTTTTCAAATTTCTCAATTTCTTCCTGTTCCATTGCTGGCCATTCGATTTTAAGTTTTGAAAGCGCTTTATTCAGATTGTCTGCGATAGCTGTATACTTTGTATCGGGTCCACCAAAAACAGCCGCCCAAGCAGTTTCAAACAATCCAAAGAATGTATTTGCAACTACATTTGCGGAGGTCTTTAAAATACCCATCCAGTTTATCCCTTTGATAAAATTGTTGATGTCAATTCCTAGGCTGCGCCAGTTAAATGTTGCTGCAAACTCGTTAATTGCGGATAGTGCACCTTTAAATGCCTGGCCTAGCGCTTTTCCTGCTTGGCTAAAATCAGTCTTAGCCAAAAAAGTATTTGCAGAACTTGCAAGCTCTGAGCCTATTCTTTTCCAGTCAACCGTTACCGAGAAAGTCAGCAATGATGAAGTTGCTGTATTTATTCCATCGGATAGCATTGTGCCGATTGCTTGCCAATCTACCTTGTAAAATACGCTGTTGATTCCGTCTGAAAAATTTCTTGATATTGAATTAAAATCAATTCCTTCTATTCCTGTTGTTAGCGCAGATGTGATTCCATTAATTCCAGTCGCAATGGTTTGCCCAGTTTTTGTGTAGTCTCTATCTGCAAAAATGCTATTGATTGTACTTGCAAGTGCATTACCTGCTTCCTGCCACCCTGTAGTGCCGCTAAAATTGATCTTAGACATATCTACTACAAATCCATCAAGGAAGCTCCACAAAGCCTTGTATTTGGCATTCAGAGTCTTTCCAAGGCCATCCCAATCAATAGTAGCTATCGCATTTCTAAGCCCACCTGACATAAATTCGCCAATTGATGTCCAGTGAGTTGTATCAACAAAGGTATTGATTGCACCTACAGCTGTGTTGACCGCTTCTCCAAGCGTTCTTCCAACGCTCTTATCAAGACCTTCCGTCTCAAAAAAGCCGTTTATAAATGTTCCTGTGACTTTGGCAATTTTGTTTGCCTGCTCCTTGATTGGCTCCCAGTCAATGGAATCAAGTGCGTCACGGAGTTTCGTTCCAACTATTTTACCGATGTCAGTAAAATCGGATTTCGCCCAAGCATCCTTTACGAGGTCTGCAAAGTTAGATACCGCTCCTGGTATATCCTTTTTTGTAAAAAGTATAGGATCTTCCGTTCCTGAGCCGTTTCCAGAACCACTTCCACTTCCACTTCCTGAACCGCTGTTAGCTGCGTTATCGAGATCTTCCGAAAATTTTTCGATTTCATCAAATCCCATTAACTCACGCTTTAACTCATCGGTCTTGTCTTTTAACTTATCAGTTGCGTCACTTGCTGCATCACCTGCAGATGCTGTTCCGTTTAAACTGTCGCGATAGTCTTTGATGTTTTTTACAGCCACTGTGTATGATGTTTGACCTGTTATTGATGCTATAAAAGCACCTACGGCATTGATTCCTGCAACTGCATAATCAACAATTTGGTCAATAACTGGTGCAACAATATTCAGTATTGGTTCAAATGCCGCAGCCACACTATTTCCAACATATGACATGTCAGATGTCAGCAATGACAAGCTCTTATTTGCCCTATCGCTAAACACAACAAGGTTGTTGATTCCGTCCTTGATTCCTGATCGTAGCTTGTTAAACAGTACGTACAAAGACCGGATTCCAAAACCGTAGCGCAACACAGTTGTAATTCCGTGCTTTAATTTCTTGTTAAAGTCTCCAAGACTGGCTGAGGACTGGCCAAATGGACTCTTTAGCCCAGATAATGCGTTTTTGCTTGAACCAAAATTCAAAAACTCCCATGATAGCTTTGCAAAGTCTTTTGTGAACGACAATATCTGCTTGTTTACTTTTGTTGCAAAAGATCCTATTTTGCCAATTGCACCTGCAACAGATATCGCCTTTCCTACAAATCCACCCATGATGCCTGCCAAATCACTTATATCTGATTTTAACTGGGATAGGCTAAGTGGCAATTTTTGCATGTTTCGGTTCAATCTGTTGATATCCTCTGGTATGTCTCTAAATATTGGTGGCTCTTGTGCAGCAGCAGTCAAGGCATCTTTAAATGTCTGTTCTGTTCTGATTACTTTTGATACATCTTCATTGTATTGTCTTAATTGGTTTGAAGCGTTGCTTGTTTCCCTCGCAGTTTGGCTCATTGCGTTTGATAAGTCATTGCCACGAAGTTCTTCTGGAAAACTGCTTAGTGGATACTCTTGCCATTCACTTTTTGGCTGTCTAAGTGTTATACCTTTTTGAGCTGCAATAGTTGATAAATCATTCGCATAAGCTATCGCTTGCGACAAGTCATTAACCATCTGTGATACACCATCAGTATCAAGAGTTCTCAATGCTTCTTGCATGTTTTCTTTCAAACGTACTATCTCTTTTGAGATTCCCACAAATTCAGTTTGAAGCTCTTCAACACTCTCAGGAACGTAAAATTCACCTAAAAACTTTTGACTTTCTTCCCTTGCTTGCTGTATCAGATTTTTATAGTCTTCTAACCACGGCACGCTCTCTGGCGCAGTGGCTTTATTCGCTGCGTTTTGAATGATGTTCTTTTCTGCATCTGATAGTCCAGTATGTTCTTTTCCGATTATTGATTTTAAATTTTCCCTGTTCAGCTTTGCAATTCCAGAGAAATCAATATTTTTCAAAGAAGCCAGTTCACCCAAGCCAAGTTCTTTAAGCCCCTTGAATGCTCCTGCCAGACCTTTTCCATCCCCTACAGCACTTGTAACAGATTCGATGGTTGACCTTAAATTGATAAGGTCTTTCATTTCACTGTTCACAACATCGGTTACAGTCTGTTGTTCTTTTTCAAATGCCCTAGTCTTCTGCCCGATGGCGCTTGCGACTTCTTTTACGCTTCCTGCTTCACTATTTTCCGATAGCTTTTTGCCACCATAAACATCGTTTTCAGTTATTCCATACTTCTCGCTAAGGTTGGGAATGTCTTTTGCGGCAAACTTTGACAGCTCAGATTCAATCTCTTGTACTGGAATTAAGCCGTTTTTGATAACATCCTGTGATGTCATCACAGCTTCCTTGCGTATATCCCTTAAACGCTCCACTACATCCTTGAACAGATCTGTTGCGTTTTTTGTAGTATCAAATGTGGTATTTATTGATTTATTCATATCATCTATGAACGTTACAAAATCTGTACCACTATTTGTTGTGGAAAAATTCTTTCCAAGTACACTTCGCAGATTTGCAAATTCTCTATCTGTACTTAAATCATTCTTTACGCCAATCGGAATTTTTATGTTTTGGGCTTTTTTGATATAGTTATCAAAAGCCTTTTCAACACCGTCAAGCTGCCTGATCTCCTTAACGTTCTGTGCGATAGTATTTTTTACGTTTTCCATCGCACTTTCTACGTTATCCATGGCCCTTTTCCATGTGTCCTCGGAAAAAATTGAACCCTTCTTTTCGTTAAGTTGTAAGTTGTTAAGCTTAATAGATGCTTCTGCCAGCTCTCTTACACTTTTTTCAACTGCTGCAATTCCTGTCTTGTTGGTTATCCCTGTCAGTCGCGTTAATCTTTGCGTTAACCCATTTACAGATGTTGAGTAGCGGTCAATTCCGCTTTTGTTGTCGCCCAATCCGGTTAGGGATTGCTTCAGTGCTTCAATATCAGATATAGCTTCTTTGATATTTGTTTTGGCTTCAATCCGTATCGAATCAATATTTACCTCACTCATTTTATCCCTCCTCCCTTAGATCGGGCTTTCTGGCAAGCCTTGCTTTTCAAGCTGCCTGATTCTTTGCTTCATCTCGTACACTGCGATTTCCTCATTTGACTCCGCATTGCCGTTTTTGCTTTTCTTTACCTCCTGTTGCAAGAAAGGCATATCTGGATATTCAAACGGCGGTGTATGCTTACCTTTGAACCACTGGCTGTTACCCAGTGTTGATAAGATAGACATTCTCACGTACCTGCCAAGCATGTGGTTTTGCATATCGACTTGCTGCTGATGCAGCTTGTAAGCAAGTTCATATGGTTTTAACTCGCACGGACACATATCGCCTATTTTTTCAGCAGTAAAGCCGTATTGTTGTGTAACACACAAAAAATACGGAAGTAGCTTTTCATCGTAATAATCAATTGGATCTATTACTCTGTTTTTTGCTCTTTCACTTCTTTCTCCGCTTTCATCTGCAGAACTTCCTTCTTGAAAAAACCATTCTGCATCACCTCTTTTAGCAGCTCTTCAAACAGCTCTTTGATACTCGAATCTTCCTGATCGGTATACTCATCAATCAATTCGCATACCTTTGCTGTTGCCTCTTCCTTGCCTTTATTTGTGTTGTAATCATACCCAAACTCATCCTTATGTCTTTTTTGCAGTCCCACAAGCAAAAACTCTGGAACCATATTAAGCATCATTTCGATATCGTCAATAAAATCACCACTGGACTGTTGAACTTCATCACCACTGGACTGTTGAACTTCTTTAATCTTCTTTAAAATTCCGCTCTTTGTAGTTGCTTCGATTCCAAACTTAATTTCGTAATTCATAAATTTCATAATTCATTCTCCTTTAAACAAAAAACGGGAAGCTCACGCTTCCCGAATATAGCTGTTACATTTCTTTCTTTGCCAGTGTAATTGATGTTGGATAACCATTCTCATCTTCTGTTACAGATACGGTGTAACTATCCTCGATCCACCTTGGAACGGTTACTGTGGCAATTGTTGCTGTTCCTGTGAGGTGATCTTCTGTTGCCTCGTCTGGTGCGAAAGATTCTGTTCCTACAAAAGCCACAATTCCTTCTGAACCTTTTCCATCTGTGCCGTAAAGGATGCAGATATCTAATTGTTTTCCCTCGTTTTTAACTAGTTCATCCTTATATTTTTTTTCAAATGCACCTGGTACTTCCATTGATGCAGCTGCTCTTCTTCCCTGTTCCTGAGTCTCTATCAAATCTTCCAAGGTTGATGTATCAACCATGTTGACAGTGCCGAAAGGTGATGGAATTGATTTTGCTCTGATCAAGAGCTTATATTCACCTGCCCAGTAATCGGTTGCGCCATCTTCCTTTGTCTTTTCTCTGTAGATGATTCTACTTTTTAAACCTACTGCCATTTTGTATTCCTCCTACTAAAAAAGCCCCATCTTGCCGATGGAGCTTAAAAAATATCATTCCAATCAAATGTTCTTTCAAAGCGTGCTACATAACGATATATTGGTGATTGATTGTCCGCATATGGTGACATTTTTACATCAAACATAAGTTTTTTTAGGCAGTCCATAATTTCTGCCATTATGGTTCGGCAGTCTAGCTGCGAAGTGTTGCTATACACTTCAATTTGGAATCCTGCCACTATAGTGTTGATTCTCGTGCGTTCCAAATCGGAGTTTGCTTCGCTTCCACCCAACTCATGGACGTACACGCAGGGAAAATTACGCTGCGAATCATTGCTTATATTTGAGGTGGTGTACATTATCTGCGGATATCTTTTCTTTAGCTTGTTGTATGTCTTGCCTTTCACAAGGGATAATACCTTGCTCTCAAGGTCGATGACCCATTGATTCTGAGCCACTATCCAAACACCTCCCTTGCAATTCTTTCAATATCATGTCTCATTTGTGTTGAGGCATGATACATGAATGGTCTTGACGGCATACCTTCTGTAAAGTACCACTTACCATCTCCCCCCAGATAATACCAACCATATCTACCATCTGCCGTTTTTCTAATTGTTTTTCCTTGCGCATAAATAGCCGGGAGCTTGCCTGGATACGGAGTAGTAGCGCCTATGATTCCTGTTCCCATCTCTACATAGATAGCATGTTCTGAATCAGCTTCTACTGCAAAGATAACTCGCTCTGCGTTGCTCTCTATCTCGGTTGAGTGAATGCTATTTACAAGTTCACCAGTAAATACTGCATCCATCGTCAAGACTTCTTCTGTTGCTTTTTCAACTCCGTAATCAGTAAGCTTCTTCATGAAAAGCTCTACTCGCGTTTGGAACGTTTTCTGGTAACGTTCCAACATCCTTATGGCTTCATCTACTCCGCTCACCTTTATTTCCAAAGCCTTTGCCATTAGGTTTTTTCCTCGCTTTGCTGCAATACCTGCAGATAGTAAGACGTTTCATTCAGTGCTTCATTCATGATTCCACTCACTTGATAATCAGCTGAATTTTCATCTGGTGATCCGTTTGGTTTCGTTTTGATTTCTGAGTGTAGCCAGATTCTTGCTCCAAACGGCAAGCTAAGTTTGTTTCCGTTAGAGTCTTTTGCATGTTTAGCTAAGACGAGCGTAGCATAATTGTTTGTACTATCACTGCCCCATGCTCGCATGACAGCGTTTTTTAGCTGTGATGTGATTGTCCCCCAAAACTTTATAGGATTGCTGTAAAGCACTTCCATTTCACCGCTTTCTTTTGGGATTTTTTTACCTTCGTCATCGGTATAAAAATATACTTCCCCATCAGCTCCAATATAGCTCTCATACTGAATGTCACCGTTTTCATCTCTCAGATATCCAGGTGCTTTCCCGACTTGGTATGAATACCACATCTGCTGGCGATTTCTTCTACTTGTCCGTGCCATCTTTCAGCTGCTTGTATACCTGATTGACACCAGTGCTGGACAAACCTGATACAATGCCAACAGCAATTGCATTCAGAATATCCTGCGCCGGGAAGTCTGGTATGACATACATTCCTAAGACTCCCAGAATGCCGCCAAAAGCACCCACAATGACCGGAATGTAATTATCCTTGACTGCTGGAATTGTCTTGGCTGCAAGCCCAATTAAATAGCAAATAACTACAATTGCAATCACGGTAGTCATGCTCGATATATCCATTTTATTTACCTCCTCCACTCTTGATGTGTAACTCTTTGATCTCTTCATACATCTTTTTAACCATACCGTTTCCGCCCAAATCATGATAGGCTTCATACATTTCCTCGAAGTTCTGATAAGCATAGGATGGTATCTCCCCTAGCCGCATGTATTTTGTGTGATACTCGATCAGTTGCACACGCAATAACAGCATGGTTCCTCTCTCATTCGCGTTCTTGTCTTTCTTCTGTTGCTGCAGAAGCCAAACAATGTATCCTAAAGCAATCGGAAGGATGATCGTGTATGTTTGTAATAAAAATTCTTGCATCTTTATATCTCCTGCTTATATTTTTGCATATTGCCCACCGCCGCTTTAATATGCACCCTGCCAGCGTATTCACAAGCATTGCAAACACACTGGCGAACATCCTTCTTAGACCTTAGACTGTTGCTAACGGTATTATTCCAGCGAACAACGTTTTTCTGTCTACCATTGTTCGTTGAATGGAATCCTCACTGTGCTGACTCTCGCCCTCAAAGCCAATCGAGTTATAATCGTACAAAGCCAAATTGCGAATCTGGCTATAGTACCTGTCTAAATCTTGTGCAATCATTCCGTCCGTGTATCCAAGTGGATATCTTCTTTTGTCTCTTACTTCTCTGATTGCACTTTTGATTTTTTGCTTGAGTAGTGATTCCGAAAAGCTGCCGCCTTCTTCATCATTTGAAAGCTCAACTTGCAAATCAAAAAAAAGCTCGTCTGCAAGGTTGTCTGTATAGCTCATACTTTCTCACCTCCATCAAACAGCTTTTGGTTTCTTACCTCTTCGCTTTGGCTCATCATCAACTTGCAACTCTGGAATTTCGATTTTCCCTTCCATCGGGACATCAATCTCTAGGGCATCGCTTTTTTCTTCCATTGGGACGTCTTCACCAGCTGCATAGTAGATTCCGTTAAGCTTGATCATGTGATCGAATTTCATTATTTGACGTCAATTACAAATGTGCTGTCGATGCCCTCATATGATGGAAGCACGATCTGTGATACGCTAGTTGTAGTCTTAATAGGTGGTCCCTGCTCGGTTTTGGTCGCAATTGCAATGCGGTTATCAAGCATGGCAACATCCACATTTTTATTTGACATCAATGTACGCTCTTCTGGTGTTACACCATAATATGTTGATCCCAGTGTTCCTGCGCCGATTATGGTTACTTTGTTGTCCGGGTAGAACTTTTGAGTCTCTCCCTTGTAGTCAATGTACATCTTGTCATAAATGATAGGCGTCAGACCTGTCTTTCGCGTAAAGATCTCCTTAACGGTTGCTTCATCGGTAAAATCAACCGTCTTACCGGAAGAAGTAATTAAAGCGTTCTTGATCTGCTCGTTCTCAACGAGGTAATCAAAGGTAGTACTGTTCATCATCGCATAGCGAGGAAGTACTCCGATTGATTTTAAATATTTAGTACCCTGCTGAACGTCTTTTAACGGCTTCGCCGTGTCAGGATGGTCCCACGTATCAGTGCCTTGAATTTTTAAATAATGCTTTTGCTTATATGTTCCATCGCCATCGTAATCGTAGCCATAAACCATATTGTCACTCTCTGGCTCCCCGGTTCCTATTGCGATAGATGGTTTTCCGTCCTTTGGCGCAAGCAGTGCCATTCGCATTACTTCTGCAGCAATTTCTGCACCATCAATGAGCCTTGCAGCATCATTGTAAATTGATGATATAATGTCTCCGATAAATGGACTATTAGCATCTTCAATCTCCATAAGTCGCATTAAATCTTCCTCACGTACAGTCATGCTCTCGCGGAAAAAGACCATCTGTGTAGACTCTTGCTTAAATCCCTCACGGACTCTGATCATCGGAATTGCATCAAAATTACTTGGCTTTAAGATGGCATTTAAGCCTTTGTGTGTCTTAATCCATTTTAACGATAAGCCCAGCTTCTTTCTGTTCGGAAAAAAAGCCTTTCCGACAAAGCCCATGGCATTACTTGGATCTTGTGTACGTCTTACGGCAACTGCCTGTGAATCATAAATATCTGTAATTAAAACTGCCATTGCTCCTCCTTTTTTACTCAACCACGATCATAGGCAGGATCTTAGTTAAGTCTGCATCGTAAGTGATTCCTGCATTCTGTTCTGCTCTTGACTTGTTAATGTATGCCTTTTTAAGAATCGTTCCTTGTGGCCGATGCTCATACACATCAAAAAGCAAGATTCCAGCTCCGCCTGTCCATGGTGTTGCTGCAACTACTGTTCCTGTTCCACTAATTACACTTCCTGCCTTTACAACCTTCTCTCCGGTATCACTATCAGTAGTGCTGACATCTGTAAAATCAATAGTCATTGGCACTCCTTCGAACACCTCTCTGTTTAAGATCTCTGCACCGGATGGACGTATCTCGGTTGTTGCATATCTCATGTCTCCTCTTGCCATTTCTTACTTCCTTTCTTTACATGTATTGCTTCAAAACACTTTCGTCGACCTCTGTCGAATACGTCGGTAGTGACTTCATAAGTTCAACAGCCTTGCTCTCGTGACTATCTCCGTGCCCTGCGTTAACTTCGCCACGCTCTGCCAGAAACTCCTGCATCATCTTTGCCTTGAGTGTTTTCATGTGCTGCCTCAAGATTTCGTTTTCCTTATCTCCGTCTCCATCAGCTCTTGCTTCGGCGTACTGCTGTGCTACTTCCTTAGACATTTCCAAAGTGTCCATGTATGTATTGGTAGATTTCATAATCGTCAACTCACGCTGCATTGCCTTGAACTGCTTGTCTCTCTCGGCTTCCGCTTCTTTCTTTGCTTCCGCTTCCTTCTCTTGAGCTGTCATCTTTTCTCTGAGCTGCTTTGTTTTGGCTGCGTTCTCAGATGCAAGTGCATCAGCTTTGTTTGTGAGTTTCGCAATTTGTGCGTTTGCCTGTGCAAGCTGCACTCTTAATACATCAGCATCAGTTTCCGGTTCGTGATCATCACCTGATCCCTTTGGCTCTTCATGAGTTTCAACCTCCGGTGTCGGCTCTGCAAAAAGCTGCAGGTTTAATTTTCTCTTGGTGGCATTGCGTTCAAATGTTCTGAAAATCGGCTGAGTCTTCATAGATTCATTCCTTTCTGCGTTTGTGCGGTTCTCTCCGCTTTGATTTGTGCGATTATTAAGCTCTTCTCTGAGCTGTTTTGCTCCTTAAAGTCCGTCTCCGACTTGTTTGCCCTAATTTTGTGCAAACAAAAAGCCCTTCAAACCTTCGTTTAAAGAGCCTGTTCTTTGCATAAATTAAGAGTACGTCACCCAGCAGCGACAATTGATTACCTCCTCCGGGTTAGTAAAAGCAACTGCCATATCGTGCGGATACCGCATAAGTGCTTTGCCTACTAAAAAGTAGTCGTTTATCGGTATTGTTGTTTGATCTTCCTTGTGATGTGTTTCGCGTTCTTTTCCATCTATAATTGTGTTCCATGTTTTGTATGTTTTATTTCTGGTTGCCTCTTTGAAGTCTTTATGATTCAAAAAATCAAGGGCTGCGTTTTCACTTATCAGGCGTATTCGGTCTTCCGAGACATAATATTTTTCGTTGACATGATCCGCAGTTACCTGTGCTGTGGATAAGCAAAAATCTGATATATAAACCTTTGTTTCGCTGTTAAGGTCAATATATTGTGAAATCCATTTCAGCAATTTTGCTTCAAATTGTTCTGCTGCTTTCTTGGCATCAACTCTACCTGTTTCCTTCATAATCAGGATGAGTAAAATTAAAAAACGCATATCATCTTCAATTTTTTTTGAAAATTCAATGCGTTCTTTTTTTTGCTTATTTGTGATTCCCATTTCGCCAAAAAAACTATTGTATGGCATGGACCGTATCTTTTCGATTTCATCAAAACCAAATATCTGTGCCATATCATCACCTTATACCTTCCCGGTTATAGGGCTTGTTTCCAACTGATCTATTTGCCTATCAGTTGGTTCACTGTCTTCCACTGCTGTGGTTCCGCTTGACGCAGCAGCCCTTTGTACTGCTTCTATCATGTCCTTACTGTCATTCCATGTAGCCTCAGTGTCTTCAAAGCCATCAATAAATTTAAGTGCATGTCTGCCATGTACACCAGTCTTAATGAGGGTTGATAAAGCATTCGCTTTAACAGACATGTCATAGTTCTTTCTTCTTGAGAAGTGGAAATTGATGTCTCCAACATGTACTCTTTTGATTGGATCATCGTCTTTAAGCACATTTGATGGAGTTAATTGGAGTACTTTTATGATAAGCTTAAGTTCCTCTCTCTGAGCCTTGCTTATAATTTGTTCCTCACGCACAGCGTCAATCTCAGCTGCACTCCATCCACTAGACATATCCATTGCCGTTCCCGTGGAACCACCGCCTTCTGAATCTTGTTGTGTAGGTACTTTGCACTTTTGCAAAATTCTTCGCCAGCGTGTATCTATCGCTGTTAATGTTGCGTTCGTGTCAAATGCATTAGATAGTGCCTTGATTTGCGGTGTTTTTCCGTCTGGTGTTGTGCTAGTAAGTACCCATTGCCCCGACTTCACTTCTACAGGCTTCTTAGTTTTGGGGTCAACTGGAAAATCAACATCATTGCCCCACCATATCTCCTGAGTTTGCTGCGCTGTAAGGTTTGCAAAATCAGAGACTAGTGTGTTAAGTTCGATACAATCTGATATCTGTCTCTCGAAGCAGCCTGTTCTGTCAACAGATCTCTCGTATTCAACTATCGCAATTTTTTTGAGTGGATTTAATGATTTTTTAACAATTTTGCCTTTTGAGACTTCAAAGCGCATCTTAGGAGTAAAGCACGTAAAATATTGTTCACCATTGTCCGTTCTGTATGTTACTCCCATTAGCTTCTTTTGTTTGGCATCATTGCTATATACGCAAAAAGCATATCTTGGGTCTAACGTATATATATCCACAAGAGCTTCGTCATCTTCTTCAAAATCGGTTTTAACGTCAACAAGTCGGTATCCCACACCTACTTTCTCAACAAAATTGCCAAGCTCCTGATTCTTGTAACCAATGTCGCAGGCATTGGTAAGCATTTCGTTAAGTGCAGATATTCCTTCATCGTCTAAGCCTGCTGGTGTTTTGTGAGCGTCTTTGTCAGATCGCTGTATCAGCATTGCTGGCGTTCCCCAAAAATACGCCATTTTGAAATCAGTAATGTAGTTTGCGGCATTATCAGTTACTTTAATATTGATCTCAGGGCGAACAATTTTCGGTCTGTCCAGTGGTTGATCGCCGGCTTCAAAATCTATAAGATATTGCATCTCTAACCGATTAAATTTATGCTTCTCATATGCTTTTGACAATTCTTTGATTATGTTGTCGGCAGTAATTTCTTTTGCATCCGTATATATCTTTTGACGTCCCTTTAGTATCCACATTCTGTTCGCCCTCCTTTCTTAATAGAATCTTTTGCCGCTGCTACTTTTGGCTTGTATCTTTTTTATAGGCTTAACTGACTGCACAATACCGTCCTGTGTAAGAATGCAAGTCATTTGCTCACATTTCCTACATTGCACTTCAAAAGCGTTTGTCGCTTTCTTGTCATAGTGGAAAATAATTCTTCCACAATTGGGGCATGTAATTATCTGGCTACTCATAGCGTTTTAGCTGACAGCAGCATCGAGTCTTGCAATTTGTATACTTCGTCCTGGAAAGACTCGTAATCGGAATTGCATTCCTTCCGGTTCTGCTTGTATAACTCATGGTCGTTTATCCAGTTGCTAAACTGGACTTCTTTGGGGTTGTTTGAATTGATTGATGCCTGAAACGCAAAAACCACTTGATCATTTACTGTGCTGCCTCCTGACAGCGATATACTCTTGTTTCTAATCGTTAACATGGCTGTCTCCTTTTTGGGTAATAAAAAAGCGCCATACATATGTAAGGCGCAATTAACTTTATTTCATACTTTTCTATTGTTGAGAGTATCATAGTAATAGCATGTATTCAAGATGATATCTTGTGTCATTTACTGATATTAAATGATAGGTTTTAGTGTCATAGGTAACCACGAAATTCCAATTAAAATGTCATAGTTAATATTGAATTGTTTTTTATCTGTCTACCAATGCTTTCCTTGATTGATAGCTTGATTACTCTCTTGATTACGCTCTTGATTACTCTCTTGATTACGGGAGCTTTGAAATCCGCATAAATACTAGCTTTTTGATATGCATGAGTAACCAAGAAATTCCACATGAGTAACCAAGAAATTCCACATGAGTAACCAAGAAATTCCACATGAGTAACCAAGAAATTCCACATGAGTAACCAAGAAATTCCATAAAATATAAAAAGGTAACAATTTTATATTTACAATGGTAACTTATGGTGCTATAATAAACATAAAAGTAGAGAAAGAGAGGTTTTACACATGGCTAGAAAAAAGATTGGGCCAATAACCAGTTTAGGAAATGGAGACAAACTTACTGTTCAAAAAAGTTTACCGCTGTTTTCCTTGTGGCGTTCTGAGCTATCGCTTGCAGAATTTAAGATACTCGATACATACCTATCACGCATAAATAGTCACAAGCCAGAGAAACGAGTTGTGGTATTTGAAAAAGGGGAACTTGAAAAGATTCTGGGAGTAAAAAAAATCAACAATCAAGACCTCAAGGCAAGATTAAAGCATCTTATGGGAAATGTAATAGAAGTGCAAGATGATAGTGAAAAACAAGGTTTTAGATTGGTGACGTTATTTGAAGAAGCAACGGCAGAGCAAGATGATTACGGTCTGTGGCAAGTAAAGCTAGAGTGTTCTCAAAAAGCAATGAAGTATTTTTTTAATATTGAAAACCTCGGATATCTTCGGTATAAGCTGCGCTGCATAACATTACTCACAAGCCGTTACACTTATATCATGTTTACATATCTCGAACAAAACCGTTTTCGAAAAAGTTGGGAAGTGCAGCTTGATGAATTAAGGCAAATACTTGATTGTGATAAGGAAGAACTGTATAAAGAATACAAGTTTTTCAATCAAAAGATATTGAAACGTGTTCAAAAAGAAATGGATGAAAAAACTGAATGTCGGTATACATATGAACCCATTAAGAAAGGGCGAACGGTAGTTGGCATAAGATTTGAAGTCGAAACATTACCTATATTGGAAGTGCAAGTTCCAGAAGTGCCAGCGCCGAAAGAAGGGGAATCAGATCGCCCACTTTGGGAAAGTGCATTGGATGAATGGAAACTATCACAGGCACAGCTAGAAGAGATACAGACGCTACTCGTAACAGTACCAGTTCACAAGCTGCCAAGTTGCCAGAAGGAAGATCTGGAAAAGGCTTACTACCAGTATATGGCACAGAAGGCAGCAGAGATTAAACGCAGGAATGAACGGAAGCGCATCCGTAGTCGCTTTTCGTATTTGCGAAAACTCATGCAGGAAGATATAGCATCAAAGCCACCGCAGGAAGGAAATCAGAAATCACAGGCGGTTGCAAGGGGGACACAGGCATTCCAAAACTTTACAGAGCGCCAAGATAACAACTATACAGACAAAATTATGGACAAGTTAAAAAGCGATTTAAAGGAATTTCAGGAAAATCAAAGTTGCTGAAACATCAATAGCAGGAGAATTTTGCTTCCCCTGCTATTTTTTTATTGGTCCAGATATTCACTCCCAAACTTTTTCTCAAATTCGTTTAATGCTTCTTTGTGGAGCTTAAAAACATGTCGCTGCGTAAAATGTAACTCATCTACTATTTCGCACCATTGTTGCTGTGCAACGTAGCGCTTGAACAGTATATTATAATACTTGAACTCAAGCTGCTCCATTTGAGCAATGATTTTAGATTTTAAATCCACAAAAGAATCAATCATTGAATCAATTTCGCGTTCCATATCTACCAACTTGCAAATCGTAGATGCAGTCTTGTCTGTGGCATGTCCAGTTTGCACATTGACATCTTTTACACAACTCGGAACCGAACAAAGCATATTCTTTAACTGTGTTTTTTCATAGATCTTGTTTGATATTTTAAGATCAAGTACGCTAATTTGTGAAAGATAGTGTTTTGTATCCATACATGTCTCCAATCTTAATAGATGCTGTTAATGATTCTTGTTGGTCTTGGTTTTCTGCGCTGTATGCGCAGTGCAAAGTTTGCAAACGTATCTGGTACATCATCAAGCTGCTTTTTTCCACTGGTGGAATACTGAGCCAAAAGAGACATCATTACTCCATATGGCTCTTTTGGCGTATAAAGCTTTTTATCTTTAAAGACAACGTGCTGCAATATCCAGTTTGAACACTGATATATTCTTGCTTCCTTATTCGTTTCGGTCATTCGAGATGATATGTTGCAAATCCAGCCTTTTTCAAGGACACGTTTATCAACTTCCAGAGAAACACGGTCTCCACCACTATTACCCTCAAACTCGCAATCTTCAACCTTGTTGTCAGCAAGGAGATTTGCGGAATTTTCATACTGAGCTTCATAATCGGAAGAACTGCTGCACACGCAGTCTACGCAGTAATACAAATCTTTTCCTTCGTACTTTATAAGTACTGGAAGAACGAAGAAATCAGTACCTGTTGATTTTGTATCGGCTTGAGCAGTGATACGTTCAATTTTCGAGGTCGGAAGTTCCTTGTATCGCATGATTTTTTCTTCTGGAAACAGCAGTCCTTCTCTTTCGACTGGCTGTTGCATGTAAAGGCAGTTGTATGACACGTCATCCATCAACAGCGCTTGCTTTGCAAAGAACTCCTTTGTAAAGCCACCTATTGCATAGTCAAAGTTACTGTCGCCCGTCTCTGGATCAGTAGCAGGAATGGAAATGACTCTTACACGGTTATTTCCATCGTATATATCTATCAGCCTTCCAATAACATCTTGAGTTGACCAACGTGTTGCTTGCATGATCTCTTTGCAAGGATTATTATTGCTATCAACTGTTTTTCGCTGCAATGCATCTACAGTATAAGCTCCCCACATCTTGTCGAGGTAGTTCTTGTTCAAGGCTTCTTCTAGGCTACCAATCATATCATCAGTAAGTAAAAATTTGCTTGCACGAACTTTTCCGGCACTCTTCGCGCCTACAGATGTTGTTTGCAAAGATGGAAATGGCTTATATTTTCCGACATTGAACTGTTGCATCAATGCATTTGTTGATGTAATTTTCAAGTCAGGGAAGATATCGTGCCAAGCGTACTCAAGTGAATCATCAACCATTTGATAGACACCATCGTAATACATACGTGTGATGTCACCTGAGTGTGAATAGAACAGGCTGTAATCGTCTGGGAACCAACCGATTACAGCTGAATGAAAGAACTTGAGTAGGGTTGTGTTATGCGTAACAATATAATCATCAGTGACATATAAATGTGATGGATCATCAATATATATACACTGGCACTCATCATCTCCGATATATTCAATTGATTTTATTCTACAGTATTCAAAATGGTTGAAGTTTTCACCAGAAATACAAGGTATGTAAAAGTGAGTTGGTTTGTAAAGCATTCTTGAAGTCTCTACAACTTTTTGACATTCAAAAACTCCAAGTGAAGTTTCGTAAACTGATAACCATAAATGATTATCAGATGTTCTACATTTATAACCGTTTTCAAGCGTTATTTCGTAAATTTTACGCAAACCTTGGGGAAAGATTCCAGTTATGGTTGATTCATTGCCATTCGCAGCAAATACTTTGTCGCCAACCTTTAAATCGCCCATCCGAGCAAAACCGTTCGGAGTAAGTACCTTTGAATATAATGGCTGTGCCTTGCCCGTACCAGGTGGCATGGATATACACAGAATGTCGTACTTATCATCAAGCATACCTTGATAAGATTCTATAAGCTGGAACTTCTCAAACTGCTTAATCTTTGGCTTGTAGAACATCTTTCGGGGTTCGCGCTTGTGCTCCAGAAATAGCAAATAGTCATTGAATATTCTTGCTCTCGCACCATTCAGATAAGTCTGCCAATACAGTTTGTCCCACTCGTCACCCTCTACTTTTCTGTTGCGGTTGCAGTACCATCGGACATAGCTATTTACATGGTCGCCATACCCTCTATACGCATCAAGATTCTTAAAATCACGATTTGGTATAAACTCATTAGCGTCAAGCAAAATCAGTCTTGCTCCGCCACATAAGGTGCTGAGCTGGCTGTATGTAGGCTGCATGATGATCTGGCGCTGTATATTCTCCACACGTTCTTTGTGCTGCCTTAACTCTAACAAAAAGAGGCTCCTCCTTTCTTAGCATTTAAAGAAGAGCCTCCATTTTGGCTGTTACATAATCACCATTTTGATTATGCCGTTTTAATTATTTTCTTACTATGTCTTCTCTGTTTACCCAACCGTAGACGTTATCGCCTATGATGTGATACTGATGCTTGCCACTCTCACAAATACCTGTTACAGTTGCAACCTCTGGAACTGCAGTGATTGGTCTGTCGGACCATGCCGACATATACTGTTTATTGCCTGTGAATTGGACTTTATCGCCTAAGTTTATAACTTGTGTGTTGGCATTTGAAGAATAGCTGTAATAGCCACTTCCTGCCTTTGTAAAGGCATATCCGCAAGCCTCTCCCGGCCATACAATCTTATACCATCCAGAAGCTGTGATATCAAGGACTTCTACAGCTACAGAAGTCTTGATTGTATCAAGCTTCTTTGCAGATGTATCTGCTCCTGTGCGGATGTTCATAGGTGTGAGTGCGACTGCTGTTCCAATACCCTTGCCACAAAAGCTCGTATTGCCCTCTGTGCTGTTCTGAGGTGGTTGGCTACCAGATTGTCCAGCCATTGTGCCATTGTCAAGGACAACTACTGTGTGACCTTGTGTGCAGGTACAGAGAATATCTCCTCTTAACAGGTAATCTGAGGAATTGGTATACTTTGCATCTGTCAAGATATTAAACAGTTTTGTTTTGTTCAAAATTTTAACTTCTATTAGAGTTGAAAACCACTCAATCTCCCTCTGTGCTGCAAATGCAACACATGTACGAACAAGGCTGCTGCAATCCGTATTTGCAGTAACATTTACCTTTGAGCAATCCCATCCATACTGTTTTGATTTGTCGTATAGCTCCCATGATCCGTCCTGATTGTAACCAATCAAATTGTTGGCACACGCTGCTTCCATGCACTGTGCAATGCGCTCACGCACTGCTGCATCTTTAGCACGGATAACTACCCACCCCTTATCATGGCGATACCATGCTTCTACAGCTACTTCCTGCCCTGTCTGATCTCCTGCCTGTCCGCCAATCACTTTTCCATTCTCATCAATTCTCGCCGAACCTACTCTAACCATTTATTTTCCTCCATTCAGTGTAAAAAAGCCAATCTTCTGCTAATATGTCTTCAACAGAAGGTGTCCAGTCAATTTGTGTACCATTTGGATACACAAGAGCAATAGTTGTTTTGCTATTTTCTACAAGTTTAAGATATATTTTTTTCTCATGCCAGGCTTTACGTGTTATTTCGCAACCGTCTTTGAGTGCAAAAAGAGCATGGTTAAAAGAAAATGGTCTTGAGAAGTAGAATGCTCCCAATTTCGAACGATCTGCTTCATCTGCTGGATACCAGTCAATTGCATATAAAGCCTCAAATACATAATCAATATGATCTTGGTCATTCATTGCGAAAAGCTTTTCGTCTGTATGCCCTGTAGGATATTTGATCATAATTGTCTTCCGTTCATTATCCCAATACCAAATTTCAGGATATTTTCGGCGTTTCATTGGGATTCCGTCCTGCATGTTGAAAATTGCTATTCTTGAATCCATGGTGCTTAATCCTCTTCGTAGATGATATCTAGCCCATACGCAACAGCTGCATCATGTTCGATACGGCATCCACGAGCATTTTCCCATCCTTTACAGAAATATGCAGCATGGCACAGGCTCATGTTCTCCAGAGACTTTGCCAAGAAACAGAGCGGAATCTGTACAACACCGCGTTCCTTCATCGACTCGTTGCTGTACCACTCGTCTGTAAAAAGAGTGTTTACAATTTCATAGCCCTTCGCCTCTAAAGCTGTAACAGCCTTTTCTCTTGTTGCAACAATTTCCTCATCAGTTTTGCCAGCCATTGGCTGTGATAGCATTGCTTTCATCTTTCTTATTCCTCCTTGTGGCATGTATTCTGTACTTTCTTGTACACGTCTTCGTACAGTTCCTGTTTGTCGCCGTTGTAAGTATACTCGGCATAAACTCCATCTCCCGACACTGTGGTGGCTGCCAGTAACTTGTAATTTTGCAAAGTCTTACAACTCCATACAACGAAAACATTATCTGGAGTAATCTTTTCTACTCCTTCTTGCTTGTCATACCATTCTGACAATTTTCTTTTGCACACATTCTGAAAGTGTGCCATGCCTGTAACAATCATTTATTTGCTCTCCTATTCCTCGTAAATAATTTTTAAGTCGTATGCCGAAGCAGCATTATGATCGAGCCAACAACCAACCGCGTTTTTCCATCCTTTACAAAAGTAAATTGCGCTAGAACGGGTTATGCGAATAAAAAGCTCAGCAACAAAATATTCAGGAACGGTGACTACGCTACTTTGCTCAAGAGAAGCCTTGGAGTTGTACCATTCTTCTAAAAAAGGAACATCTATAGGTTCATACCCCATTTCTTTTAAAGCTTGAACGGCTTTTTCTCTTGTGGCTTTAATTTCTTCAATGGTTTTACCACAAATTGGTTGCGAAATCATAGCTATCTTAGCTCTGCTGTTAAGGCTCTCACTGTTCAAATGCCAAACAATCCAATTATCGGATGCAATGTTTGAAAAAGTATAATCTAGATTAGCTGTTTTTCTAATGTCAAACTCCTCACCATCTTTTGTGTGGATGATGATGGTCTGCTTTTCTTTGGACCAGTACCAATAGCCTGCCCATGACGGAAGCTTTATCAGCGCACCCTGTTTCATCAATTTAAATGCTTCTGAAAATCTCATGCGTACTCCTCCTTTAAACTATTAAGGCTATAATTGTTGTTGCTAAGAATACAATAGTTGTAAACATAAATATTTTTTGGTTGCGTTTTAGGCTATAAAGAGTGTTGAATGCATCGGCAACGATCATTTGCTCACTGGAATACCGGGCTGTATAATTGCTGCCGAGTAGTTCTTTTAAAAAATCATCTTGTATGCGACTCAGGCGTTCAAAACGCTTTCGATAATTTCTAAGTTCCCATCTAAGATCTATTTCTGTATAAGTACTCCATTTATCGCTTTGAATGGCTTCGCAAAACTTTTTGTATCCTTTGTATTCTTCACTACTTCGAATTACATGAGAAGAACAATTCAGAAATTCTTTTGCTTCTTCTAGGCGCAGATACTCCTCTCCTGTCCATATCATTACATTTAGACCATTTTCTGAGGCTTTTAAGGCATCTTCGTATGTCATAAAAGATTTTTTTCTCCTTTCCTAAGTGTTTGGTGACAGATTTCTAGGCTTTTCAAGCTTTAGTGCAGCAAAATTCATTTTCAAGCTCTTGTTATGGTCCTTTAAAATTAAATGTATTACATATGTTTACTATGTAAACGTAAAGTTTACTCATGATGAGTTGCCTTGTATCCCCATTCAGGCAAGAAATTGATCTCATAACGGTATTTGTCTACCTCTGAACCAGAGATATCTTCGACCACGTACATGGTGTAGTCATTCAAATACACGTAATCTTTCTGATATTTGCCTTCGGCAGTCTCAATAATGACTTCGAGTTCATTTGATGAATTGTTCTTTAATGCAAATGTTCCAGTCAGCTCCAAAAGGACTGTATCGGTTCTTGCGTTCAGAACAGTAAGCTTTCTGGTAATATTAAAATTGTCTGCTTGCACAGAAATATTAGCGCTTACCTTATTAGCTTCAGTGCCGCAGCCAATGGCTGCGCTAGAAAACATTGCTGCGGTTGCAAGGGTAACAATTAGTCTTTTTAATTTCATTGTCCATGTCCTCCATTAGTTGATTCATTAAATCTTTTTACGCCATTTGAAAAAATATCAGGATCTTTTTCAAAACAAATGTAATGACGACCAGTATTCACAGCTGCTATTGCTGCTGTCATGCTTCCAGCACAGATATCAAGTACTGTGTCGTTTGGGTTGCTATATGTCTTAATCAATTCTTCGATTAGTTTAACTGGCTTTTGTGTCTGATGATATCCGTTTTCATTTGAAAATCTCCACACAGATCTTGGATATCTTTGTGTGCTTTCATAGTCAGTTGGTGTATAGTTTCCGTAGCATTTTGATGTTGCTTTCTGAGTTTTTCGAACCCGTTTAACAGGCATACCGTTTTTCATTTGTGGATTGTATGTTGGCAAACACTTATAGAACACGCAAATATCTTCATGCGCTCTAAGTGGCATACGGTTCGCGTTGAGAAATCCAGATGCATTTGCTTTTTCATAAATCAAATTATAGTGCCACATTTTGCAATTGCTTTTCATCAAGTCTGCCGTGAACATACCAGATGCAAAGAGGATAATTGCACCATTGTCTTTGATTATTCGGTTAATGCCCCCCCATAAGTCATCAAACGGAATCGGAGTATCCCATTTATTTCTTGTAATCCCGTATGGAAGATCTGTGCAAACCATGTCAATCGACTTGTCAGGTATACTTTTCATTCCATCTCTGCAGTCAATGTTAATCATGACATCAATCATCGGTATACAACATTCTTGCTAACTTCGGCAACACTGATTCCGGATGCGGTCCGCCGTACCTCAACATCTTTACCTTTTTTGAGTGCCGCCGCTATAAGGGCGGCTTGCTCCACAACTTTTGTTTGCAAATCATCTTTAATCAACTAATCCTGCCTCCTTCCACGCCTGATACAGTTTCTCACCATTCCATGCAATCCAGTCAACCATCTCTTCGTTCATCGCCCATGCACCGACAATGCTGTATGAGCTAATTGCAAGTCCCGATTCAGTGAGAAACGCATGGACAATTTCGTGCTGTAAAATATGTTTTACAAGTTCTTCTGACGATGTCGCCATTGAATCATGTTCTGGATCTGTATTAGGGTCTACATAGTAAATCTTCTTGCCGTAAGCGTCACACCATCCGTCCGCGATATCGCATTGCTTATACTGGTCACGGCTTACTTTTACAATTTGGTATTCCTGTCCCATTACATTTACTTTATTTGCAATCATCATATTGTTATCTCCGTTCTACAATTCAATCGAACACATTCCGATACACTGTGGTGTGTCAAAAATCTTTTCTCGCATTCGCCTGGTGCAGACATATCTGCCTTCCTTCCAGTTAATGCGCTCGTCTTTTCCTTCATCACACGTTATGGTTAAATCTCCGATATCAAATGGATTTCCATATGCTTTCCAGTCTTCGACAATGTAGTGGAACATATCTTCGACAGAATCAAAGATTCTCATTTCTGCCATTGCGTCGCATAATGCTCCTCTGTGTGGTCTATATTTCACCATGAATCAGCCCTCCTCAAAAGCATAGCCTTTGATCCTATTGTCAACAAATCGAATCTGGCTTGGATTTACCTCGCCCATCGTGCCGTCCTCATACTCTACAAGCCCAAATATCATGCTCATTTGTCCCTCAGGACAACCGCCAATATACAAATCCGCTGCAACAGGCTTTGCAAAATTTTCCCACATATGGAATAACGCTTTCTTTTCTTCGCCATTTTGAGTTACAATACATGGACGAACCCCAAAGTTGATTTCTATATTCTGCATTTACACCTCCTAGTGTACGTGTATACTTGTATCAACGTACATATATAGCTAGCATAATGTACGTGTATATAGCTAGCAAGTTAATACAAGTGTTTATAAAACAACATTTCTCGGATGCTGCCAGACATGTAGTGTGATAAACTCTTTACAATCACTCCATGTTTGCTGCCGTAATCAGTTTTTAGATACTCTTCGATCAAAACCTTGTTGCTTTGAAGGTCATCATAGTCATCTTTTAAAGATTCTGGTGACTTGATATAGCTTCTTGCAACTCGTTTAAGGCTCTCGTCTGATAGATTCTTGGCATCAAAGCCTGTAGATGCTTTGTATTGATGGTTAAACTCAAAAATAACAGCAGTCAGGCTGTTATATTCCTTGTCAACCCAGTCATTTTCCTGTTGCTCTGTAGTAAAGATGTTTCTAGGATTGTTCGAATACAGTCTGTGAAGCTCATCTTTAAGAACTGGCTCCTTAGATTTGATAAAATCATCTGGATCAACAGTAGGTTCTTTCTTTTGAGGCTTGCCACCTGAGTTTTGAGCACTTTTAGTGCGCGAAACCATGTATTTATCTCTATTGTCAACTTTAGTTGATAATAGAGCATGTTCTTTATCTGTATCACTTAAACTACTGTTATACTTAATATCTATTGTATTACTTATCTGTGGACTTTTTTCAACCCCACCCTGTTGATTTTTCTCCATACCCCCACATGGATTTTTTTCCATGTTAGAAGAAATAGATTTTTCATTGACAAAAGAATCAAAAAATTTCTGGGTGAGTATAATGATTCGCTTGTCGATTTCTTTAGTGTTTTCTTTGTATTCAAAGATTCTTTCAATCAATCCCAGTTGCTCAAATTTTAAAAGCATCTTTTGAATACTATTTTCTTTCAAGCCAATGAAGTTGGCAAAATGCTTGTTAGAAGCAAAACAGCCTTTGTCTTTTTGAGTAAGACTGTATATCTCAATTAACAAGAATTTCTCTCTAGGACTTAAATCCGGTGATAAATAAAGACGTTCTGGAATCCAGATTCCTTTAAAATCTCTGCCCTCCGATATTACTATTTCTTTTTTTGCCTTCTCCGACATCTGTTTTACCTCCTGTGCGATAATGTATTCCTGTGATTACAAATCAGTTGCCAAGCAGTCACAGGTTCTGCTTTTCGGGAGCTACCCTAGGCAACTGGAGCGCCGCGAGAAGGATTCGAACCCTCAGTCCTTTTACAGATCACTAGTTTTCAAAACTAGCCCAGTACCATTGTGGCATCACGGCAAAAGTGGGTAGAGTAGGACTCGAACCTACATATCCGAAGATGACAGATTTATAGTCTGCTGCAATACCAATTCTGCGCATCTACCCAAAGACCGCCTATACGGTTGCGGCTGACTTGTCCGCAGGTTGATTCTCACGGGGAGTTGCAGTTGCTACTTTGTGGGAAAAGAGAAAGGGATTTCACAAGAGAAAGAAAAAACCACATTGTTTACAAACTGCATATGGACCCTCTGGGACTCGAACCCAGACCCGGCTGCTTATGAGGCAGCTGCCCTAACCTATTGAGCTAAAGGTCCGTATGTGCCATATGGGACTCGAACCCATGACGCCTTGATTAAAAGTCAAGTGCTCTTCCAGCTGAGCTAATGGCACAACAGGGCTAGTTGGAATCGAACCAACAGTGCAGGAATCAAAATCCTGTGCCTTACCATTTGGCGATAACCCCAGCGTGATCTTATCCTCACAAACCACTGGCTGTCAAGACAAGATTCATGATAAAGAACGCAGAAAGCACTACAGCACTGGCAAGTCTTTCTCTGGACCTTTTCTCGTTCAGCCACCCTATAATGCTAGTCAGCATAAAGATGTTGAAAAGAGATGCCAGAACGCGGAGAATAAGAACAAACATTAAATATCCCCTTCCTTTCTATGGAGCGAATTTTCAGCTTTGAAGCCATCAGGATAGCGCTCCCAAAGCTTCTTGTTATTTTTAATCGCAATATCCTCAAGAGAGGTATCGAGTGCCTCAGCAGTAAGTGCCAGATAATACAGCACATCACCGCACTCCTTGATAAGATGCTCTCTATCAAATGGATGCCCCTGAAAAATCTGCTTTTTGAGAAGATCAACAAGCTCACCTGCTTCACCTGCAGTACCGAGGATGCCATTCATAAGCATGTTTTCCTTTGTTGCTTTCGTTACGTCTGATGCGGTTCTCATTACACCGCGCTGATACTCGTCAAATGTCATTTCGTTTCCTTTCCAGTGATAAGATCACTATACGGCAATGTTTCAATCCAGTCGCAAAAATCTCGCCATTCGTCTAACTTATGATTTTGACGGGATTTATAAATATTTGCCAGAACCTCGTAGTTCAGCATTGAATTACGAGTCTGATTATAGCTACTTGGAAGAAGCTGAATAAGCTGCCACCAATATTTTTTGTCTTTGGTTTCAATATACTTCTTTCGGTAATAATTCAGGGCTTGTATTGTGAAATCTAAAATATCTTCCGATGAGAAATAAATACCATCTTGAATATTTACAGAAAAAAACATATTTGATGTTTCCATATCCCAAGCACCTGAATAAACATTAGGGCTTTTAAAAATATGCTCATGGCTAAAATCACTACGATTAAATTCCTTTTCAGTGATCTTATGCATGGTACTGCATGAATTTGCAACTGTACCGACCTTGTAAGTGTCAAATTCTTTCCACCAATAAAGTGGTGCTGTAATTCTGATACATACCGGAAGCATACGCATAAATTTACGATGATCGGGACCATATGAAGATAGACGTCGCATAAGTGCCATATCTTCTTTGCCAACTATAAATTGTGGAGACCATGTACATTTATCTGGTTGGATACTATCGCAGGTATCACAATCACGTTCTTCACCGAGGCGAAGGCAACCCCAATGGCTATCACTTTTAAACCATGAATTGAAGGAATTTCGAAGACCTTCAATAGCAAATTCTATTTGTTCTGGGCTTGGTAATACAGCATGTTCTAATTTAATCATAAAAACTCCTCTGCGTTGAATGCTTCTTTTTCACATTCGATAAAATATTCCAAAATTTTATCGAAAAATACATATTCGAAATATTCCGGAAGTTGACGAGTGTCAAGGTTTTCCAGTAAACAAAGCTCAAAAGCATAGTTAAAGCGGTGCAGAGTACCATCATATAATTTTTTATTAAAAGTAACAGTTATGTGGTTAAAACACGGTGGCAAAGCTTTAGCATCAATTCCAAAAGACTTGCTAAGCTTGATTAGCACAGAAATGCATTTATCTATATCACTCATAGACACTCCCTTCTTATCGAGTTGCTGACAAAATAATCTCGTTATTACACTGCGGACAGATGATGTAAGTTGTATTTTTACTGCTTAGCCAAAATGCAGATGATGTTTCTGCAATTGAGTGCGACGATTTCTCAAGAATGTCAGAAATATCGTAGCTCAAAAGTGCACCGCAACTTGGACATTCAGCTTCCTTTCTTGTACCGGGCCTCAGAATTTTTATCATTTCGCACAATCTCCTAACGCTTCGCAGTAAAATCTTTAAGTGTTCCAAGAAGTGCCTCTTTTGACCCAAATTCTGGAAGCTCCAAGATTAAAGCGGCTCTACAAAAGCTGATTGTAGCATCAAGCCCCAAAACAAGCTCTAATTGCTCTAGCTGTTCTTTACCTATAGTATTTGATGCTGAATGAGCTGAAATTGATTGTGGGGCATTCTGTGGCTTTACAGCGGTATTTTGAGAACTTGACTTAGCAGCCATTACATCATTCTGCTGCTTAGTCTTAACCATAAAGTCCAAAATGTACTGACAAAGCTCTTGACGTTCTTTACATGCTTTTATTTTATTTGCATCTGGATTAGGCACAGCTGAGAAATCGTTGATCTGCTTTTGATATCCAGAAATGACACCTTGTAACCATGTTGTTGCATTTTCAAATTTTGTATTTGCCATTGCTCCTCCTATTCATCCAAAAGGGATATTGCTTTAACAAACTCGCGAGGAAAGAGAGTTTTTGAGAAGTTAGAAGCGCAGGATACGTAAAACAATTCTTTTTTGGTTAGATAGCCATAGTATCCACCTCGCGAACTGCAATAAGCTTCTATTGTTTCACTTGTGCCGTCAATAAATTTAACTAAAACTAATTTTCTTTCCATTGCTTATTCCTCCGGCATGTAGTAGATATATGTTGAGAAGTTAGAAGCAGAAATGTTTAATTCCTCAAATACCTCAGCTGCTCTGACTGGAGTCTTATACTCTGCAAGTACCATGTCTTGGTTTGCAGTCCTTGCAAAGATAGTTTCATCACGTCTCAGCAAAGCAACGTTACAAAACTCAACAGATTTGGTTTTACATTGTGAAATGATTCTCATTAGATAACCTCCTGTTCTTGTGTTCTATCTGGCATGTAACCATTTGGGTAACGTTTATTCGTTCACGATTGATTCCGTGCCCTTCACGGCACAACTGGCAAAACAGTATGTCACCGCAATGCTGACATTCGTCGGCTATTTCTTTGGTTGATATTTTCATTGGCTTGATAAATTTTTGGCAGCTATTGTGTTTTCGTCGATTAGACCATGTTCGATCCACTTTTCGACAAATCGAGCTTTTAGTGCTGAAAGCTCTGCTTCCATGTTGTCTTCTAGCGCAGCTCTATAATCATCAACTAGCACTCTTGCTGTGAATATAATCTCTTCTGTTAGAGAATCCGCATCGTCTAACATGGCATCATACATCTCTTCAAAATCAGATTTTGAAGAATGAAAATCTCCTCTGAGAAGGGACTTCCCAAATTCGATTAACGCTTTTCCACTTTGTTCAATGTCTTTTAATATTTCTTCAGAATTATCTTCAAATAGAATGCCTTTATCTGAAACTATGAATTTGGCAATCTGATCCACACTTACAGTAAATATTTCTGTATTTGGAATCCTGAACTTTGAAAAATGTTGATGTAGTTTCTTTTCGTTTTCTTTATAGTTTGTATGCCATGGACTGATTAGAATTTTATCTACTGGGCATTGCATGTAGTCATTGATGTAATGTGTTAAGATAGAAGTTCTGTTTGCTGGAAATGAGGACATTCCAATTTTGCTGACTCCATTTCCATACCCAATAGCATATATAATTCCCACAACAGAATTAGGTTTCTCTTTTTGAAGGTTTTTGATTTTATTAAATTCATTCTCTTCAAATATTTTTATATTATTCATATAAACACCTACCTTTCTGGCATGCCTTGGTATTACAGCAAAGAAACTGTCAAGGCTCACAGCTTTTATCTTTGCCATATGTGTAGTTACGAGTTAAAAGGGGCTTTTTATTTTGGAAAAATATTTTGGGGACTAAGTAGCCCCATGCCGGGGGCACGCTCTAAGACCCCTACACCCCCTTTTGTGTGATCATCTGGCAGCTGTGCAGCTGGTTGCGGCTCCTGATCCTATGGCGGCAAAACCTAAATTGTGTGTATTTGTATATACAAAAGCAACAGTGTTTTGCTGTCCTGGTCTGAGTATACGCACCATTGACCGTTAAAAGTACGTATAACAAACATTATACGTACTGCATGTTACTTTAAAGATTAACATAGATCAAGAAACCTTGACTAATCTTAATTTAAATCGTCAGATAATTTGAAATCCGATAGTTTCGGGGCTTCTGGCTCTGCATCAATGACTTTTTCCCACTCTTCCGCCGTTATCTGCTTAGCCTCCGGTGCTGCCTCAGCTGATAACCGGAACTCTGACGCGTTGACATAGTCGGAATTGTTGGTAAGATCAAAGATTGCAAGCACTGGTGGCATTTTGCCAGTAAATGCAAGCTGCTTCTTGCAAGCTGTTATAACGCCTTTTACCGCGTCTATAGTAGACTTCCAATCACTGCCACGCTTTTCGTAGCCCGTGATCATGTGCCGCGTAACTCCCAAAAATGCCGCCCAGGACTCTATATCAGGCACTAGGCGCAGCTTTCCGCCTTCCGTTGGGGTTTTGTTTACGTTCCGGACAAATGTCAGATACTCTTCTGAGTCGTGCTTGAAACTTTTTAGCCCTTCGGGAGAGTTGCTATACATGGGCTGTGAACCTTTTTCACGTGCTCTAGCTAGCCCCTGCAGAGATACGTCAAGGATAGCGTCCAGTTCGTCTCCGTCCATGGTTTCTGCAATATCCCTATAGCTTGGCATTCGTTTCCCTCCTCTTGGCATTCTGTAGCCCTCCTTTCCCTGTATTTCTTTTTGTCGTGCGTATATGTGGCTATATCTTAGCCTTTTCCCTTCAAATGCCTTCTAGCCGCCTTCTGTGCCCTTCTAGCGCCCTTCTGTGTGTGCTCATCGTGTCCAGCTCTCGTCTGTGTCCGTCCTGGCTGCCTGTCCTGACTGTGTCCGCCTCTGACTTGATCAACTGTCAGCTCCTGCACTCTGTATCTGTATATACTTAGATACACTATACACATACCTACTTACCAGATATCTATATACTGTACATACAGATATACATATACTTATACTTATACCTATGCCTATACAGTACATAGAGACATACTATACATATACCTTATACATACTGTACATATACCTTATACATACTGTACATATACCTTATACATACTGTACATATATACCTTATACAGATATACTTAATATATATTATCAGACAATATATTATATATACTCTATATACACTGTACATATATAGATATTATATACATATACACCATATAATTATAAATATAATATAAATACACTGATAATATATTAAGTATATATACCATATACATATACAGTAAATATATATACTGTATATATTATATATAAGGAAGCGACACGGAAAAGCTGTAGGCCTGGGGAAAGAAAAAAGCCCACGACCAGAAAAAGAAGCACCGTGTTTTAGCACGGCTTGAAATCTTTTCCGATCATGGGCTATATACTCTATATATCCATATCTAGGCTACATATAAATACTATATATAGTAGCTTAACTACATAATACAACAATATGAGGTGTAAATCAAGTTAAATATTTTTAAAAACGCAAGTTGCACAAATTAAAAATTTACGGCTGAATGTCTGAAAATGGGCAAAGAAAAACGGCAAGCTGTGCGCCTGCCGTGCTTCTTTCTGAATTTTTAAGAGTTGGGATAAGCCAAAACAAAGCGCTCTGTTGTAGGGTCCTCTTTGATTACGCTTCCGGGATACTCTCTAAGCTGCCGTTTTAACTCCTTCAGATCTGCATAGGCTTCTTTTTGGTAACTTCTTAGCTCCTGTGAGGTGTAGTTGTGTAAGTAGCCATAGCCTAAATTGTCATCTATAATTGCGTTCTCGTGCTCTATGATCTTGTCATACAGTACTTTCTTTATGTGCCCATCGTCACACAACACGGACACATATTTTTTTCGCTCTCTTTTGTGTGGTTTTTTGAGCTTGCTTGGGGTTGGTGCTGGAAGACTTTCGGGAGTGCCTACAGGCAAAAAGCCCCGGTCTGTTGCTCCCATCTTTACGGCGAGGCCATCGGCCAGAATCTCGTATACATCGCCTACTTTCGAGCACTCAAAAGCTCCAGTTGACAGTTGCAATTGTAGTTCGGTGTAGCAGTCAACGTCCGATTCTCCAACGATCTGCAAAATAGAAAAATCATTGGTCCTTGTCTTGTCACTGTTCCACACCTCGATGGAGCGCGGAGAATTTGGGCGTGATATATCGGATACATAGGAGCGATAAAAACTTTCGCGCTGGCGGTGTCCCTCGGCTCCATACACTCTAAAAATTTTAATCGTTTGCATAAAACTTCTTTCTCCCGGCTCTAACCTTGCCGGGCAGATGTGAGCTACTGTTCAAAAGTGGCAAGTGCTGCACAGATACCGGCGGCTTCTTCTTTGTCACATCTACGCTCAAACATGAGCTGGTAATAATCACTGCTTCGCCATCCCCCATCAAAAAGGGAGACAGCCTCATCCGTTGCCAGTGCGTCAGATTTTACTTGCTGCGCTCTCGCTGTGAACTCATCGTACGGCTTTTCATGGCTTGAATTAGAAATTACATCAACATCAACGCGGCGGTTGTTGTCTGGGTCTTCATCATCGACAAAATCACCTGTGCAATTTTGCCAGTCAAAAGCATAATCAATGACTTCATCGACGCTATCCACCTTATAAGCCCCTTGGCCATATCTGAAAGAGCCATCAACTAAAAGATCGGTGCTGAGGTCTTGGCTATATTGGCCATTCTCCCATACTCTCATAATAATTTCTACGAGTCTTTTTTCATCTTTAATTTTCATTTTTTCGCCTTCCTGCCCTCGTAACCTCCGGGGCGGCTGCCTTGGTCAATCAACTAATACGTCAATATCTGACTTAAGAACGCACACTAACCGCACATCATAGCCCCAATAGGGATTATTTTGCTCAATCATGCCGTTATAGGTAACATATGCAACAAAATTGCCTGTCTCATATCCGGTGCGGCGCGGTACGCTCCATGCTGTACACGTCCAATAACCTGCTGTGTAGCTGCTGTCGTCGTCAGGATCTGAAATCAAATTGTTATACTTTCTGGCCTCGTCAAAAGTGATCGGGCGGACCTTACATGTTAACTCTCCGTAGTCGTCTTGTCCATCTACCGTTGTTAAACTTACGGTGTGTTCTACTAGGTTCTCGGCTCCTACCTGATCTTCGATCCATCCTTGATTATCCCATGATTCTATGTCCTTTCTAAGCTCCGAAAGCTTATAATTAGACTCATGCGCGTCAAACGGTTGTTCCATCATAACCGGCTGAGTAGTCCAAGCATTCTTGATAGCTAATGCTTTTGTAGTATCCTTGCCGTGCTCAAGCAAAATAAAAACAGCGTCTCCGATACTAAAAGTCTGTCCTGGTTTTAAAATTGATAACTTGCTGTAACTCATGTGGCTGCCTCCTCTCAAAAAATCTCAACGCCGAGCTTGTCGGCTGCTGCGCTTACTACGTCCTCTACGGTGTCACTGTCGGCGCTGTCGTACTCGTTCGCCATGTCGGCCAGTTCACACAGGCGGCGGCAGTCGTCCGGGTTCCACTCTCTGCTAGACTTGATGCGATATGCTACAGCCTCCGGCACATCTAAATCTTTAAAAAGTTCATGTCCTGCTGCGCCCATGCGGCTCCAGTTGAACTCAACGCGCTCGATATACTGGGCGTCTGTGTAGTGGTCCGGCGTTGCCTTTGTCTCTGCGATCAAGTCGCCCATCTCTGGATGATACTCCATCTTCTCAAGCTCCTCTGCTACTTCTTCCATAGTCTTTCCACCCCACTGGTAAGACTCGAACGGGTCTGCATATGGCCAGTTTTCGCGAGCTGCTGCCAGAACTGACAGCCCTGTTCCTGGGTCAGCCTCGAAACCGCTAAGAACGTTTACAACCTTGCCGCTTTCATCGCGTGTCACTGCATCAATAACGCCACCATTACCCTCATAAAACTTTGTTGTATACTGCTGCTTCTTTGACATATCTTTTTACCTTTGCCCTTTGGGGCTTCCTTTCTCTCTTTGTGCCTTTAGTATAACTTAAAAAAGTTACTATGTCAAGCTTTTTTTCGAAAGTTTTTTAAAATTTTTTCTTCTTCGGCTTGGTCTGGTGCATAGTATATAAGATGTTCCGGTTGCATGTGCAAAATGCAGCATATACGGTTAATAGCCTCAAGGCTTATATGTGTATCTCCTGCCTTGATCTTTCGCCATGTATCCTGCGACAAAATGCCGCTTTTCTGCGCTGTGTAGGCTGTAACGCCTGCGGTAGCCAGTGCGCCAGCTACGTCAAATTTAAACTTTATCATACTTGTAGTACTCTCCTTTCGTGCTTGGTGTATCGCTACATATATATAGTAGCTTTTCAGCGGCAAAAAGTCAAGAAAAAATATAACGAAAAAAAGTTATAAAAAGTCTTGACATAACTTTTAAAAGTGATATAATAAGGGTGTAAACAAAAAAGCCGGTTGCACTACCTACCAAGCAAACGCAACCGGCACCAATCAAAAAAAAGAAAGGTAGCTTGATTATACATCAAGCAAAGGAAAAAAACAATGTTATATTCAGAATTAGCAAAAACTTACAGAAAGCTTTTTAAGAAATATCCAAATATTTCTAGTCTCCAGGATTTCGGCGGCAAGATTTTAGAAGAAAAAACAACCTATGCTAAGCGCGGCACGCGTTGGGTTGAAGTGAAAAAAGAAGAAAAAGAAGTATCGGCAACTTATGTTTTTAATGTATTTGATGCAGTACAATTTTTTAAAGACTTAGGCGGATACGAAAAAGTAAGTTGCGGCTATACAAAGGCCGGATATCTTCCAGACGAGTTACTAAGCATCAGCCCTAACAGAACGGAAAAAACAGTAAGAAAATATTATTTCATTTAAAAAAATAAGGTGGGCGAAAATGCCCACCTTTTTATTTGCTCCGCGCCTGATCAAGTAAGCGCTGCGTCTGCTCCTGGCCGTATATATCCATAATATCAAGCTGATACCGTGCATCAGCCAAGAGCCTTTGCAGGTCTACCGCTTCCAGGTCTGGCGTCTGGCTCTTGGTCTTCTGGCTGGACGGCTCCGGCTCTGCCACAGGTGCTGCAGGTCCTTCTGCATCTGGTGCCGCTGATCGGATGCTATCGCGGCTGATTTTTTCAGCTATCGCGGCTTTTATGTATCCGTTGACTGATAGGCTTGTAGCTGCTGCCGCCTCTTGTAGTCTGGTGTAATCTTCATGCCGCAAATCGAGCGGCACGCGCTTATAAGTCTTACTTGCGTATCTTATAGTAGCTTGCTTGTGTGCGTCTGATGTTGCCATACGTTTTTCTTTCCTTTCTTATATTATAAAGGCTCTTTTCCACCTCTAGCATAATTATACACTATAAAGATAAAAATATACACGTACATAATGCACAAAAATATACACGTACATTTATATAAAATTACTATTGTATATACACGTACGTTGTTATATAATACAGTCAGAAACAAGGAAAACAACAAACACAGAAAGGAAGTAAAAATATGAAGAGAACAAAAAATATGATTTATAAGGCATCCGATGAAGCAAGAGAGCTGTTTTTATATGCTACTAACTCAGGCGTTTTGTATGATCGCCAGATTAAGCCGAGTATCGAAAACCTCAGAAAAAAAGCAAGAAAGGGGACCTTTGATAAAGACAAGGCGGCAGACCTCTTTTATTATGTAGCTACAAGCGCTTCGGCCATGTATGATAAAGATTTTGGATTTAGCTTTTCTGTCCAGCAGCGCTTTACAGCCGCGGTTGATATGGTTGATTTTTACATTGATGAAATAGAAGAGATTTAAGCCGAAACGCCCAAGGCTGGGCGTCCGTTGGGGATTGCCTCCCAGCGCTGATGATGGCAGGCAAGAAAGGGAAAAGTTATGACAACATTACACATTATTAAGTTAAGTGAGAACGCCCCAGCTATGGCGCACGGTTTCCGCTATAACGTCCAGATCTGGACGAAGGACAGCGGCCGCGGCTGGTGCTATGCCGGAAACGGCAAGTTTTTAAAGACTGCAGGCGAGGTTCTGAGCTATGGCAAGGAACACGCTGATTTTTACAGTGCTGACATGTACAAGGATTTTTACGCCTGTATGAGTGAGGAAGACGTTGTATATTTTGTAGGGGTTTACAAGTGGCACGCCTTCCGCGTATATCCAGATGGAAAAATTACAAAGGCAACTGAGCAAGAAGGCGAATTGGCCGGAAAATGGCTTGAAAGAGAGAAAGGAAAGCGATGATCACAACAAAAATTGTCTTGCTGGGCGACACTCACCCGGCAAGACTTCGCGGTTATGGTTACAGTGTGCAGATTTTTGTAGATGGTGAATACAGTAATATTTGCAAGTTGTGCCGGACTCTGGCAGATGCTGAAAGCTACGCTAAGGAATTTTAAGTTTTGCGTTTCTCCGCTTTAGGCGGCGAGGTTCACGACCTGGGGACGCTATTTGGGCGGTGTGACCGCCTCCGGTGAGGGCTACCCATGCGGTTATAAGTGATCTATACCCGGCGCAGGTGCTGCGATAAACCCCGGCGAGGTTGGCAAGAGGTTGAGACAAGAGCGACGCCGTCAAAATACAAGGGAAAAAACATCAACCGCAAATGCGGAGGCGCTAACGTCCGCAAACGGCACGAGATCCAGAAAGCTGTATAATCGTCTGGACATCTAGCAGCTTATGCATCTGCTAACACAACCGATTGCATACGAGATGGAAACCAGCGAAAAAGGTTAAAGGCTGTAAAGGTCAGGCGGTGCGGAAAGCTGCGGCAAGTACGGTAAAAACTGACAGGATAAAGGAAAGACCGTCTGGGGGTCCGTTACCCCTGTAGTGCCGGGGTGATCCGGTAAAAGATTTGAGAGCTACACGAAACGGCGTCATGCACTACTTGCCACATTTGGCAAGCATCACGGAGATAATAAAAAGTAACTATATGGAAATAGCAATACATGAAAAACAATGTATGCACTGAACAAAGCAAAGAAAGGTTAAAACAATGATTTTACAGACAGTATCTATCAGTGCCGCGCCGCGAGAGCTACATATAAAGCTTTTCAAGGTTCACGGTGATGAGCTGGAGAAACTTGAGAAAGAGATTGCAAGCCTTGATGCTGTGGCTCTTGTATTCGAGGCGGTAAAGGCTCCAGGTGTGGTGGCACACTGGGAAGTGCAGCACGAAATTGACGGCAAGACATACACAGAGCAACGCATATTGCACGCATCCGTAAAAAATCTGGGCTGCATTCAGTTTTCTACAGCTCACATCTACCCAGACGAATATATCCCGGTGATGGCTTCACAGTTTAAAAATGCATCTGATTTTTTCCGATATGAAGCGCCACTGTCGGCGGTTGTTATTATTGAAAAGGTTGCGTGACACGGAAAGAGGTGATAAAATGAAGGTAATCTGGGAATCAAGCCTGCAGATTGAGAAGATGTGCAGCAGTGCAGAGCGTGCCATTCTCTGCCAAATGTCAAGAGGGTTCAAGGCAACTTGTTACTCGGCGTGCTGATCTTTGACGGTATGGCGGTTGCACTGTGTTTTGGGAGTGTTCGATAGGAGAACATAAAATATTTTGTGCAATATTTACAATGTGCAAACAGTACTGCTATCTTATAATAGTGCATATTGACAAGGGAAAGGAGTCGGCAATGGCAAAGAAAGATTTAACAGGCGAACGGCATGGAGATTTGGTGGTGCTGGGAGCTTCCGAAAATAAATACGCTAGTCCTAATACCGGAAAAAGAATAAGCCTTTGGAAAGTGAAATGCTTAAAATGCGGAAATATAAAAGAAATGCAGGCATCTCACTTTTACAGATGTGTAACATGTGGATGCGTAAGAAGACGTAAATACCACAACTGTGTAATATGTGGAAAGCCATTTATTTGGCATCCGAGTGATACAAAACAATGTTGTTCTGCTAAATGTGCGGCACAATTAAGAAAGAAACACGGCTTGTGTACGCCAAAGGGGACACCTATGCCGCCTGCTCTAATTGAAGCTCAAAAGAAAAGTCAATTAGTAAAAGCGGCTCCCGAACGATTTGCAAAAGAAGCAACTAAAGCGGCTCATGCTTTGCCAGAAGGACAACCGGGACCGCAAAACAGAACTGCTAAAAAATGGATTTTAATTGATCCTCTAGGAAATTACTATATAGCAGTATCGTTGAAGGATTGGGCTAGAAGAAATTGCCGAAGGTTCTTTGATGAAGATGTACCAGAAAATATTGCAGCTGGACGCGTGCGTGGTGGTTTTACTGCAATTGCAAGTAGTTTACGTGGTGTGTCTTCACGGAGATCTAGGCCAGTGTATACTTATAAGGGCTGGCGATTGGAAGAGTTACCAGTTGAAAAGACCGAAGAGGATGTTAAAATGGCGTTGGAAGAAAATAGGAGACAAAATGGCGAAGAGAAAGAAAAAAGTTGAGAATAAACGAATCCTGGCACTAGAACTGTACAAAGGATTCTTAAAGGCTGAACCTGATTTGGCTGATCAAGCAAAAGCTGCGATTGAGGATTTTAAAGCTCAAGGCGCAAAATGGGACGAAAATATTGTGTACTGTCCTAATGATAAAATACTGCTAGAAATCAAAAAAGCACGAATGGGGGAGCCAGATGCGAAGTATTTCAAAAGGCTTAGAAATGCCACTGCAGGATTGATTTCAGCAGTGGCAACATGGGATTTATCAAAAGTAATTTATCGCTTTGATGAAGATTTTTATAGTGAATTAAGAGAAACAGAAGGAATAGAAAAAGTTCCGGTAAACATGTTACTTCATTTGCCATATAAATGTTTATGTCTTCAAGTTGGTGATGAATCAAGGTTTACATATTTGAATTATGATTTTGAATTTAAATTATATGAATTAAGGATTGAAAGACTTTTCTTTAATGACGATGAAAACAGAATTGAATCAAGGAGCTATTTTTTAACCTTATCGTCTGATAAATTACAAAAATGCATAGACCATACAATTTCCAGTGGAATTGATAACTATAAAAGAGTGGGGCTGCCGGAGTTTTCGGAGAAATTTGAAGAAACATATAGAAAAGATCGCGAAATATTTCAAAGCACAATACAAATGATTCTGTTTATACTGTCACAGAATGTAGATATTGTCGAGAATGAAGAAAACAAGAAAGCAAGAAAGAAATATGTTCGTTCTGGTGCAAAGGAGATTCCCAAGGTATTGGATGCAGGATACCGTGTGGGAGCTGAAATAAGGAACGTTAGGGAAATCAATGTATACAAGAACAAGACAGAAGCAAATGAACAAAACCTTGATACACTACCCTCTGCCGCAGGAAGTAAAAAGACTCCGCATGTACGCCGCGCACACTGGCATCATTTCTGGATAGGGAGTGAAAAGGCAGGAAACAGAAAACTTGTGATCAGATGGTTGCCACCTATAGCAATAGGAAGCAGAGTCCAGGATCTTTCACCAGTTGTACATGATATTAGAGCATAGTCAAAAACTTCTGGTTAAAGTCACGAATTTTTAATAAAAAGAAAGGAACGGGAAAACAAGAATGAATGAAGAAAAAATGAAACGAGTAATTGAAGCAGCAACGCAGTGCAAGCCACTTGCCAAAAATGATTGGCCGAGAGGGCACGAAGAATGGGGATGGTTGTTGGATAGAACATGCGATTTGTACAGCAATTATATTTCTTTGGAAAATGAAGCTCTGAAAAAGGCAGTTAAAATTGTAGTTGAAGAGTTTTTTGATTTTGTCGATAAAGTCTATCCAGAAAACGAAGAGCCTATTCCAGGTAAAGAATTTTTTGATTCTGTTGATAAAAACTATTTAGAAGATAAATGGTATATTCCGGATTTTGCAGAAGAATTATATGAAAAACTTGTTGACGATGATGGAGATGAAAAAACGGAAAAAGAAAGAGATATAGAACGTACAATAAACTTGATGATGACAATAATAGAATTTACGTGTCATTGTGAGGAAGAATACTTAGCACAAATGCCTGCCGAAGAGTTAAAAGCATGGGAAACATTAGCAAGGATAGATAAAAATTATAGAATAAAAATTTGTCGCGGATATAAATTTGGGAAAATAGCAGATGGTTTTGTGATCGACGACACAGCTGATAACTTGATACAGCTCCACAAAAACGCAGAAGAGGCACGAGAAAACGAAGCCCCTTATCCGTTTAAATGGTATATGTAAAAATAAAAAATATAATATTAAGGTATAGCTAAAAAGTAGGGATAGAATCAAATCTATCCCTATTATTTTACAGTTCTTGACAGCATTTTACATTACTTTACATTATTATACATTATTTTACTGTAAAATAATGTTAAAATCTATCGGCTTTTCTTACGGCGCTTCTTCTGCTTCTGCTGTTTGTATTCGGTTCTTATGACTGTGATATTTCCGACAGTTTCCTCAGTTCTGATGCGCTTCAAACTGCCAACATAGGTTATTATGCTGATTTCATGTTTTTTTCCACTTCTACTACCCATATCATCCCCTCAACTTTCTCGTAAGCTGCTGTCCAAACGATTCTCGATACGTGATTTTTACGTCTGTGTCCACATCAATTGGGCGGCCAACGACTAAAATTTCTGCAGGATGGAGCCGGGAACACATTTCTTTGAAGCCCTGTCGATAACACTCCTTGCCTTGATCGGTAAAGCAGCCGTTTGTGCTGACTGCCAGCGTACTCTCTTCTGGCAGCCCTTCAAAACAAAACTCAAACGTCTCTGTGTTTCCCCAACCTACAGTTGGAATGACGTCGCATCCATTCATAAATAGCCACCATGCAAGGGCGCGGCTTCTGTACACTTGATGCAGCTGCATGACCTTTGGCATAGAGTCGTAGAATGAGAAGTCAGGAGCACAGATGTATTTAAAATTTTCAAGTGTTGGAAGATACTTTTGCGGCTGATTCCACAATGGCTCGAACCGTGCATCATCAATAAAAAAGTGGCAAAGCGCCTTCTTCGGATTTTTTTCTTTTACCGCCTCACAAAATGATACTGCATTAAGCCCACTCAGAGAAGCGTGTACTGGGAGCAGTTTTGGAAAGCCCAGTGGAGTAAGTTCGGATTGATAAAGATATCGCTCACGGAGAACGTCTTTTTGCGTGTGAATCTTTGTGTACATCTGCCTTCCTTTCTGGCACATTGCCTAAAGTTGTGCATGTATTGTGATCTTTATTTTATGCACAGTACCTAATTGTATTGTTTCCTAAAAGTTGATATATAAGTTCGTCTGCAACAGTTACTATACTCCTGCCAAAAAGGCTTATAAAGTCTGCGACGATTTCCTCCGTTTCAATTGGGATAGAGTATCCATATTCCATCGCATGAACGTGTGTCAATTCATGACATAGCACTTTATCAATCATCTGGTTTGACAGATCATTACACATAAAGATAGTCTTTAAATTGTTGTCGGTTACGCCGAGCGTATATGTTCCGTCACTGCGCTGCAACTGCGGATCACCAGGATTGACAAAGCAAACTTGCCAGGTGTTGTTATTTACTGTAAAAAACATTTGATACCCCCATTATAGCACATTTATAACAAGTGCGCAATTGAAATAAAACCGGGAGCATCTGCCCCCGGCTGTACCATTGATTATATACGCTGTACCCAGTTTGTCATCTTAGTTTTCATCATCGTTTTTTCGGAAGCCGAAAGCCCTGGCATGATCTCTTTAAGATCTTCGTCGATAACGGCTAGCAAGGACTCAAGCCCTCGCATGTTTGCGTCATTGTCTTCTTTAGTGTTAGCTTTGTGCATGTCCTTAGTCTCACTGTATGACCTTCTAGCGCGGTCATATCGGCTTTCTGACTTCATTCCCATATCTTCTACGCTTCTACCATCTGACGGCATTTGGGAGCCTTTACGTGGCTCAGAGTAGTACATGCGCCCAAAGCGGAGTCTATCAAGATCACGCATACGCTCTTCTTCTGGCATATCAGCCCATTCGTAATACATCTCTGGGGTCATGTGCCAATAAGGTGGCTCATCATAACCGCGTCTGCCTGTGGTTCTTGTGCCTCTACCCTTTGGGGCAAATCTGCCGTTAGCGTATCTGTAACGGTCGTAATAGCGACGTGATGGGTAATCACCGTACTGCTCAATCATTTCCATGATTTCATCATCGTTTTGCAGCTTATCCATTGCCTCAACGATGCGATAGTCTTTATCAAAGCAAGCAATGTTCTTAACAATTTCGGTCCAATCTTTTAAATCATCAAGATTCTGGCCTTCAAAATTATCAATTCCGATAGCTTTAGCTTTTTCTTTGACACATTCCAAGATTTCCTTAGCCCATTTATGCATAGTCTACCTCCAATTAAGCAACTCTATTCACTATAAGGTTTGCGTTAGCAACTTCGATAGCAACGCCACTTGTATTCTCAACTGCAATATTTACACAGCAGCCACGTGGAACACTGACAAAAATGCCTGAGGACACATTGTTAAATTGAGATACTGCAGCGGGTGTTGAAATCATTTTGGAAGCAAGCACCGGCTCACCACTGATAGCAATTGCTAATGATATAGGAGCCACAGTTCCCCCAGCTGGAAGAGCTATATTCGCGGAGAAGTTTACAAAAAAACGTGCCTGACACTGATTCGTAAGACCTCTAAGAGTAATGATTCCACTGCCTTCACGGTGCTGTATGCAGTTTGAACCCTTAATAGATGTGTTTGTAAAAGTTACATTTTCATTTGCCGCAACTTCCTGCGTTGCGACTGCAACATATTCTGCCATTTGATACCTCCTTAAAATAAGGGACAGGCTCTATTTCGAGTCTGCCCCTTTGCTGATAGTAATACTGCGTTAGTTAGCAGACATAACCGTTTTGGTTAAGATACCGATATTTAATTTTGTCAGCAGTTGCAACCACTATTGCATCCGTAATACACGTTTGGGTTAGGAACTTGATATGACGGAATCGGTGCTGGATTAACTGCGTTGATGATCTGCTGTGTCTGAGATGCCATTGCTGTGGTAAGCAGTGCACTCTGGCGATCCTGTGAAGCAGCTCTGCGAAGATCATTGTTCTCAGCCTGTAAGGCAGCAATCTTGTCCTGGCAAAGGTAGTCAAGCAGCGCACGGGTATTTGCATTGGCATTGTCAATGATATCACGTGTATTGGTTGCTGCATTATAGTTTAACTGGCAGAAGCCTTTATCAATGGACTGCTGAATTGCATTTGCTTGTGTAGCCATGTTATAATTGGTGTTAGAGATTGCTTCTTTGTTGTCACAACAGCATTGTGCTAACTGTGCCTGCAGAGCATTTGTATTTTGCATATTAGCTACGGTATCAGCGTTGATAGCCTGCTGAATGCCATATCCAGTCTGCATGATGTTTGTGTTGATTCCGTTAAATCCAGTTAACATGCTATTGTTGGCCGCGTAGAATCCGTCACAAAGACCATTGGTAATTCCGTCTAGTTTTCCGACAATTGCTTGGTTATCAAAGCCGCGCTGAATTGCACTATCTGTGTAGGCTGCTGCGGTAGAACCCATTCCGCCACCGTTGTTGCCCCAGCCACCGAAGCCATTACCCCAGCCGAAAATGGCGAAGATCAAAACGATCCAAATAAGCCCCCAGCCGTCGTTGCCCCAGCCGCCGTTGTTATTGCCGTTACCATCAATGCTAGCCACTAATGGTACACTACAGTTTCCTGAGTTAAACATACTATTTACCTCCGTAATAATTTTTTATATACATAATCTTGCAAGAATTAGTATCATTTTTAATATTTTTGTGTTATAATATCTTTGTGCAGATAGGGAATCGCGACCCGAAAATCACAATGCCTAGTGACTTCTGCACGTTTATTGGTAGGCGATTAAAAACACGAAAGGCAAGGTGTTGTTTTTATGCTCAAGTATCACATTTCCGATTATAAAGGGAAAAAATATGGCCATCTTACTGTAATTTCACAATCAAAAAATTCAGATATCCCAAATGGGTTTGATTTCAAGTGTGATTGTGGAAGAATTATCTCCTTTGCTCCTGACAGAGTTATTAAGGGCCATCAGAAATCTTGTGGGTCCTGTTCTTACTCAAGGAAGCCTAAGATCAGCATAGATAATTATATAGGTCAAAGATCTAATATGCTTACAGCAATAGGTCTTTCAGAAAGAAGGCCATCTGATAAAAGGCAGTATATTGAGTGCTTATGTGATTGTGGAAATAAAGTTAGGGTATTGCCTTGCCTGTTTAAAAATCACAAAGTGAAAAGTTGCGGTTGTTTGCTAAAAAATAGTCCGGCATATATATATTGATGGAAGAACTAAAAATCCACTATATGGGCTATGGAAAAACATGATCGGACGTTGTGAAAGCCCAAACCATCCAAAGTATTACCAATATGGCAAACGAGGAATAACCGTGTGCGAAGAATGGCATGACTTTTGGAAATTTGTAGAATGGTCCGAATCTATTGGTGGACGTCCTGAGAACTACACACTTGATCGAATTGACAATAATGGTAACTATGAGCCAAATAATTGTCGTTGGGCAACTTCTGGAGAACAAGCTATAAACAAATCAAATAATTTGAATATAGAGTATAACGGAGAAACCAAAACTCTAAAAGAATGGTCTGATTTGCTCGGAATAAGTTGGGATGTTCTTCATAATCGCCTCCGAAAAGGTTGGACTGTTGAAAGAGCTTTTACAGAAAAAGTGTATAAGTAGTTTTTCTAATGGGTGATAAAATTTCACCCATTATTTTATTCCCAATTGACTTTTTATCTGGCGAACAGCATCATCAACATTTATCCCTTTTTCTTTACAAAGGTTGCGTGCTAATTGTTCTACACCCTTTGTATCGCCTTTGTTTGCCATATCCATAGCATTTTTTAAAATAGGATTGCTCATGGCTTGGCTGTTTCCGGCCATTTGCTGCAAAAATTGTTGTGGATTCCTCATGGCTTGAAATAGCTGAAATGGATTATTCATTCTCATTTGCCTCCTTCTTTAAGCCTCCGGACCTTTTAGGCGCTATCTTAGGCATCAGTTCATCAAACTTCTTTTCAAGACTATCAAATCTTGCCATAAATGCCTCTGTAGCCTCGTCAGATAGCCCCATTTTCATTTTGGACATGTCGGCTGAACTATTCGCCACATCTGGCTGTGAAGCTGTGTACGGCTTATATACAATCGTTCTAATGGTTCCGTCTGCATTCCACGATTTTGCATAGATCTCTGACATGTCTTGCTTTGGGAATACGGCAACTGAGCCGTCCATAGGTACATCGTTCGCAGTAATTTGTTCGACAGCTTGCACGACCTTTCCGTTCAATCCAGCCTGCTGCTGTGGCTGAATGCTTTGCTGTTGATTAAAAAGCGGTTGGTTTTGCTGCAGATCATAACGCGGCTGCTGATATTGATACGGGTAATAACTATTATATTGGCCATACATTGTCTGTTGGTTGTACGGTTGATACATCTGATTTGGTATCGGCATCGTCGATTATCACTCCTTCCTCGTCAAGAACCTCTCCAATAGCCTGAATCATTGCTGATTGATACTGCATTGGAATCATACATACATCTGGTCTTTCAAATATTTTAGTTAAAAATGATTCAGGAAACATCATTCACACCTTCCTTCCTCTTATTCTGACTGTATTGTGCCATAAAAATAAGATGTAAAAACGACAGAGATACGACATATTAACGACAAAAAGAGCTGCCAGATAAACCGACAACTCTTTAAAAAAATATTTTACTGTAAATAAATGTCAAATATTGTTAAATAAAGTTAAATAATGTAAAGAAATGTAAAATACACTATTACAACATCTGCAATTCCTCTCCGGTGTCCTTTGATGTGAGTTTGATAGAAACGTCATATCCTAATGCTTCGGATATCTGGCGTATATCACTTTCTCTAAAATTATTTAATCTAAGCTTTTTGGACACGTTAGATTGAGAACACCCTAACAGTTTTGCAAGCTGAACTCCGTCCATCTCTTTCTTAAACATTATTGTTTTTACAATGTTCGAAAATGTGTTTTTGCTTTCCATTTATTCACCTTCCTCCTTCGGTTTAAGATCTGCCTTGTAAGAGCTTAAATGTTCTTCTATAGTTTCAAGACTATTGGATTCCTCTGGAATCAATCGGTTGAGATAATATAAAAAAGAATTATAAGCCTTTGCTGCGCAATAATACTTTTCCTTGCCATTCACCGTAACTATTCGACCTCTAAATGATGTCGGGGATGCATTATCAATTAAAGATTTAGAAAAGTCCAGTGCAGACTGCTTGACCATTCTTAGAAAATATTCAAATGCGGTGGCGCTTGATGAAAGAAATCTGGACCAAATCAAATCTAGGTTACTAGAAAACTCATATTTTTTAAGTTCAGTCGGATTCTGCTTGCCACTAGCCATCTGAATATTGTAGGATAATACACCAATTTCATTTGTGATATAACGGCACAGTTCAATGCCAACAGATATGTAATCTGCAAAGTTAGGATCAAGATTTGCTGTAAATCTTTTTGAACATTCATCAACAAACCTCATTAACTTGGAATCATACACCATTCCACAGGTCTGAAAGCCTGCATTGCCAATTCCAATTAAGCGCAACCATGTAGCAGTATCTTGATTGTTGCAAAGTATCTTGTCGAGTAGTTGCCACAATGGAACATCGTTAAATAAGCGAAGTGGTTTAGCGCTTTTACTATTTAAAATGTAAAGTGCCATGGTTTCAGCTGTAACACGTTCTTTATCAAAAAATTCCCCGCCCAATGCATTAAATCCGGTTATAACCCCATTTTCACGCTTGAGAAATATCCTGCGCGATTGGTGCGTGAATAATTCCGCTGGGTTAGAAGGTGGATCAATCTTTTTGCGCTCATCGGATCGTGGCAAGCATTCCCATATTGGGCAAGGCTTAGGCCACAATTCTCCATTACCATTCTGTAAAGGAACTAGGTTCATCATAAGTGTTTCAAAAAGATTTCGACCGATTGCGTAAACAATAGTATTTTGCCCCAACCATCCAATACTGATTGAAGGCAAGCCTGCTTTACTCGGCTTTACAGAAACATCATCATACCCGTTGATAAAAAGGAGCCATCTAGCCGCTTCTGCATATGTTAGTTGCATTTTTGCTTCTCCACTTCTTGTCGCAAAAATTCGTACCTTGTTGTTGCTTTCAGAAATTTCTCCGTTTAACTTTGCAGCACCAAAAGCAGTTCCTTTTTTAGCTTCGTTTGCCTGATAGAATGGAGCATCAGGCTGAAAAAGCCAGAAACGTTCTCTGTATTCCTCTAAATATTTTAAAAACGCTTCTGGGAAACGACCGAGATTCCAATAGCTTTTCCAACGGCTGATTGCTTCATCCCTGTTCAAAAGCGGAATCTCATCACCGTTTGAGTCGAATCTTGCAAATCCAGAATGAGCAATTGCAAGAAGCAGCCGTATCATTGCGACATTTTGAGTATCTGTTTCACCTGCCAAATCCATGTATTCATGACTGTGGGTGAAAACTTCTTTAAGTGAAACTTCTTTAATAGTATAATCTGGAAGCAATACACGCACCCAATTTTCATCAAGCAAATTAAATTCTTTCTTCATATATATCCTTCTTTCTACAGTTCTTTACTTTATTTAACAGTTCTTTACATTCAAATAATGTCAAATAAGGTTAAATACTGCTATTTACTAATATATATATTTCTTGCAATGCATAATCTATATTCATACGGCTCAAATATCCAATTTTTGCATTCCAATCTTGGGCCTTTGCAATCATGGCGTAATACAGCTTGTGGCTCAAGTGGGCAGTTACAAAGAATACAAAGTCAGATTTTTTTAATGCAGCGTTGCGCACAGTGCTGACATCTCCTGCACTGATATATTGCCAATTCGGAAGATAAGTTTTGAGCTTCTTTATCAAGCTTGGATGCCCTCCAACAATTGTGCCACTAATGTTTTTTAATTGCTGAATTTGCTCCTTAGATAGCTCATTTGTATTTTCGGTTTCTGAATCGTTTTCCAGTGAAAATATATGCTCTCGCAAAGCATAAAGCTCCCTACGTTCACTCTCTACCTTTTGCAGTTCGGATTTTAGCGCATCATTCTTCTGCTTGAGTAGATTTATCTCATCAGATAAGCGCTGAACCTGCTCAGTACAAGCTTTTTGTTCAGATATCCTGCGTTCTTGAAATTCAGATAATGCAGATTTGGCTTGAAGCAATTCGTTTTTAATACTCTCTACTTCGACATATACATCTTCACGATTGTGTTGGAAGTAGTATTCTTTAGACTGTTTGTATGCCTTACACATAGCTAATATATAGCTCGTATATTTTGCATAAGTCAGGAAATCCTCACGTATTCCTCCTCTTTTCCCGTGCATATAAGCAATTGCTAGTGCTTCCAGATCTTCACGTGCGAACTGTAATTCAGAAAAAATAGAAACACTTGAAAGTGATTCAATATCAAACACTGTAGTGTATCCAAATTTGTCATTTTTTGGCGCTAACTGGATCTGCTTAAATAAATCTTTTGGAAGCTGACTGATGTATGATTTTGCTCTTTCTTGGAAGGCACAGTCATATTTCTTTAATCCCTTTTGTATTCTGCGTTCTGTATCATATCCGTAGTTTGCAATAAAGTAAAGTAATTCATCGCATTTTTTGCGTTCTTGTATTAACTCTTGTGGCCACATATCTGAAAAGTAATAGCCTGCAAATAAATTACCATTAAAATTATCGTCTGAAACATGATCCGACTTTGCAAGCTTTGCATAAATGACTTCTCCGATTACACTATCAAAATGAAGCGGTTCGTCTTTTGGAAGCCTTTTAAAAATGTTGTATAGCTTTCTGTATCCCTTTTTGAAAAGAATATCCAAAGAAGTCTGTGCTTGTTCATCTTCTGTGTAGCTATATTCGACGATTCCGAGTGCTTTTTTATAAGCTTCTTCTGTTTGTAGAGACAGTTCTTCCGAAAATAAAGTGTTGTAATATTCGCTCTGCTTCGCAGCGTTATAATAAGCCACAGCATTCTTGCTGTATTCGTTTTCTAAATCTAATCGTATATGGCGTGCAAACGCGATAGCGCAAGCGTAAAACGGTATCAAGTTTACTTGCTCCATAAAATGCCTCCTTTCTTTAATTTTAGTAAAGAGTTATCTTGTGATAAAATTACCAAAATTTTATTTTTTGATTACGTAAATAGGATCTATTTTTGGATTTATTATAAATCTCATAATGTGTTAAGTACATTTCAAAATCATTGCTCCATGTCTTTTCTAATTTGACCTTATATTCTGTAATATGTCCAGACTTATATATTCGTATCGCGTGATATCTGCCGCATATGTTGCTGCTTTCTGTATGCCATATAAATAAATCTACATATCCATTGTAATAATCTTTTTTAACTTGTTTATACATGTTACAGCATAATTCAGTTGTTGGTAAATCAAATTTGTCAATGTAATTAAATGCCATTGTAAACACACCACTCGCAAACACAGTTAATGCTGATACAATATCAATTGTTTTCATATTATTAGCGGATAGTAAACACCGTAACGATTCTGTAATATTACAATTCCGTTCATATATCACATCGTCAAGTTTTCCTTCTGCAATAGCATTTTTAACACTAACTATTCTTTCGTAAATCTCATTACTTACCATAATAAAATCCTCCTTTTAACAATTTTTAACAGTTCTTTACCTTATTAAACCTTTTTTAAATGTCAAATAATGTAAAGAATTATAGATCATGTGTCCGCATGTATTCCTCAATGGCGAAGCAAGCAAATCCTGCTAGGGTGCGGCCTGACTTACGAGCGGCTTCTGAAAAGGCTGCCTTTTGTGATTCAGTGCATGATACACTGAATTGGATCTTGCGCTCAGCTGCTGGGACTTCTCTGCGGCCTACATACCCACCATTTGGACCAATCTTTGGGGTTGGATTATATCCAGGCGTATACACTCTGTTTGGATCAACCGGAGCAGAGACAAATACGGACTTTTTTTCTACCGGCTGGATACTTGGAATTTCAGTTTCGCTAGTATCTGCAAAATCAATGCCGGCTGTCACATCAAAAGAAGTAGTAGTGGCGTTATCTTTCTTTCTCATCTCTAATCACTCCTTAATTAGTTCCTCTGCGAACTGCACATAGTCAATGGCAGCGTTACACTTCGGTTCAAAATTCATGAGGGTTGTTCTAGTTGCCTGTGCCTTTTGTACGGCAATGCTTTCACGAATAGTTGTGCAGAAAACCTTTGTGTTGAGCTGCTTGGCAATCTCTTCCAAAGAAGCTTTAACTTCCTGGGCGAGGAGCTGACGACTCTTATATTTCACCAGCAAGAGTCCTGCAACCTCTAGGTTAGGATTATTTCTTTTCTTTACACCTACGATGGTTCTATTCAACTCTGACAGACCTTGAATGGCATAGCGATCTGCAGTGACAGGAATGATGACCTTGTCGGAAGCAATTAAACAATTTTTAAGTAATTTGTTGTCAGCCGGAGCTGTATCAATAATAACGTAGTCATAGCCAGTTAATTCAGAAAGAGCGTCTTTTAGTCTAAAATACTCATTCCCATCACTTGGGAATCTTTGATCTGCTGTTTTCAGCTCTGGATCGGACGCAACTATGTCGCCTATTTCTGTTTTTTGAATAGCTTCCGCGATTGGAAGCGGATCTTCAATGTCTAAAATAACATCGTAGAGAGTCGCCGTATCTTTGGACACTGCTCTATAAGTATCAGAGCTGTTGCCCTGCGGATCAGCGTCAACCAGTAAGACTTTCTTACCTTGCGACATTAAAATTGACGCAAGTGTAGTGGCTGTTGTGGTCTTTGCAATGCCGCCTTTTTGATTTGCAATGCATATTACTTTCATTGTGAAACCTCCTTTGTGATTACATTATTCTACATTATTTTACAATTCTTAACCTAATTTAACATTTATTTACAGTAAAATAATGTTTTTTTTCATTTCTCAGTTATAGGATACATCGTTAGAACTAAAAAGTCAATAGTTAGAACTAAAAAGTTATAAAAAATATCTTTGAGGTTATACGTGTGACATTTCTTTACAGTAAAATAATGTTAAAAAATGTTGTAAAAATCCCCTAGCATCATAAATACCAGGGGACTATTTATAGTTGGTTGATTTTTGATTTTATATCGGCAATCCTGCGATCAACCGTCCTAGTCGACACAGATAACCGGGTTGCTATTTCGCTGATAGATTTGCCTTTAGATAACATATCAAATGTTATCTCTTCATCGTCCGTGAAATTACTTCTAAGTTTGTAATCATCAAGCTTAGACTGGGTAAGTTTGTGTAATTTCACGGATCACATCATGACTCCTTGATTGTTAGCTCTTTAGAATCAGTTCTTTTGAGAATAATAAGCTGCCTATCCATATCCGGTATCTTCCAATTATCAACAGATTCAGAGTCATCTACGATGATAGGAAGGGTAGTAGCGTATTTCTTCTGAAAAGCCTTGCAAACATCTGTCTCGATTAAGATTTTTGCACCGTGATTAAGGTTTCTAGCGTATGGTTCACCGTTTACACAGAAATCACACGTTTCTTCTAGGTCGCCATTCACAAGCTGTCTGAAAAATTTCACTTGACAGTACTCTAAATACTCGTTTACTTTGCTTTCTAAAAGCTCGTGCTTGCGAATGTTGAAGCGTTTGAGCAAGTCGAGTTGTGCCTGCGTATCTGCAATTAGTTGCTCATTCTTTCGGCGCTCGATGTTAAGCTCTGCAACTCTTGCGTCAATCTTGACATTGATTTCGGTTTTTGCAAGCTCTGCTTTTAAGCCAGATAACTGATGTTGAAGATTATTTTCTTCTGCCTTGAGCTGTGCAAACGTTGCATTTGCAGTATTTGCTTCTAACTGGCTTTCAAGCTTTGCAATTTCTGCAGATCTGGCTTTTGCTGCCTCGTCTGGTTCTGCTGGAGGTACAGTGGATATAGCTTTTTTCTGCGCAACTAAATCATCGACAACTTTTGACTTTTTATTGGATTCTTCACGAAGGGCAGAAAGCTCTGCATCTGCAGCATTGAACTTTTCGCGCAAAGCATCAATAGCTTCTTTACATTTCATTCCATCGTCTGTGATTTCCTGCAACTTTTCTTCCTTCGATTCTTCAAAATGCTTTCGCATTTCATCCTGCTGATTAGATGGGTATTCACGCTTGCAATACGGGCAAATCAGCAAATTTTCATCAAATTGCATATCTTTATTGCTTTTCCAGTCGCTTGAAAGCTTCAAACGCTTAGTTTCAAGATCCCGAATCTCGGAGTCAATCTGGTGCAATTCATGCTCTTTGGCATTTAAACTACTGTTGGATAGGAAAAGTTCTTCCCTTGCTGCCATAATCTGAGCATCTAAATCGGCAATTCTTTTCCTGTTTTCGGCATTAGCGTCATCAGTGACCTTTAATTGTTCCTGCTTCAGCTTATAAATTTGTGCCTGAATTGTACGCTGCTCATCAAATGCCTTCTGCACATCAGCTTGTTTACTCTGGTTATCTTTCAGCCTGCTTTCAATATCTGCAATCTGACTGTTTATCAAGGCTTCATCAATGACAATTTTCTGTTTTTCCACCTCATCAATGCGGCTTGGAAACTCTTTGCGAATATCAAGTAAGCCTTTAGTGCCATTCCTTCCGCGTCTGCCATTCAGCATAGTATTAAATTTTGATTTTAACTCATCAACACTGCCATCGTCCAGCAGTGGGAGAAGAGGGGAGAACTCCGGAAAACGTTCACAAACCTCTGCATTGGAGCACGTTCCAAAGGTGGATTCCAAGATTGATCTGCAGTCGGCGGCACTTTTTGACAAGAGTGTTTTAGCGTTGATCAAGTTCGAAAGTGCGCTCACAGGAACCAATTCTTCTGCAATAAAATCTTCATAGTCACACTTTTTTTTAGGAATGTCATTGATATAATAGTCAATAACATTACCTGTGAAGTTGCCCCTTTTATCATAGTTCTGACGAGAAACCTTCTTAAATGTCTTGTTGGAGCCGTTAAGCTCTACGGTCATCTCGACTGTAACCTCGATATCGTTAATCTCGTTACCCGATTTATCGTGTGGCCTGATTCCAGTAATTTCTTCACCGTTCTCACCCCTGCAATTCAGTACCCAAAAAATAGCCCTCTTAACTGTGCTTTTTCCAGATTCATTACATCCAGATACCTCTGTCTTATTGTATAAATCTGTATCTATAGCTTTTCCGTTGTAAAAACTGCAAAAATTATCTAACTTCAAATGCTTAATTCTCATCGTTTTCCCTCTTTCTTTCGTCATCGGTTTCATTTGCGCTTGATGCAGTACACAAAGCAACTGCAAGCACACCAGTAATTCCGCCAAATAATAGTCCTGCTATTAAACCGATTAAAAAATCCATACTATTCATCCTTTCTGCTTACAGAATCTATCTCAAATGAGAATCCAGTTCTATCTTCAAGCTCTTTCATAAAACGTTCAATGTCTCCATTGTATTCCTTTGAGAATTTGTCAACATAGTCCATTGTCTTCTGGATTCGTTTTGCAATTGCTTCAGCCTTCCAATTAGGACAAGTATCTGCCAGGGCAAGTCCAAATGATGTTAATATGATGCTGTATATGTTGTCCACAGCGTCTTTATTTGCTTTTTGGTAGTATTTGTCATAAAGCTTGCGATCAACGTCTCGTGCAATATTTTCTTTTAACAAAGCGATTCTTATGCTTTCTTCCGCACCTGTGATTCGCTGTTCTACGACTTTGTTTCCTTTTTTTGCTTCTCTTTCAGCCCGTCTCCTTTGTGCTCGTGTCATAAAGCCTCCTTCTAGGTAGTAGACTATTTTAATGTATTAAAGCTTATTATAATTTAAAATAGTCTATAAAACTGTGCTTTGCTTATATATTTAGTTCCGGCAAATACTCTGGTTGCTCGGATGCAATTGAAACCTTTCCCTGCAACTTCTGACATTCTTTTTGCTTCGCAATCTCTGCGGAGTATGATCTTAAAAAATTACTGTGAATAACTGTCTCAAACTGAGTTGCTTGTCCCTTCGCCCATTCTTCCAGATTCCTTGCGTTTCCAACTGTTGACTGGATAATTGGTGGAAGTTTTGCAAACTCGTCATCAGCATGATATGTGCTGTTTCTGACAGCTATCCGAACCAAAGACCATGCTTCCAACGGCGTAGGCGTGTCTGCTTGACTCAAAGCGACTAACTTTTCGTTAATTTGACCGATTGACGGTGGAAAGCCTGTGTTTTCCGAAAGTATGTATGCTTTGAGTGCTGCACTAACTTGCTCGTAAGTATAGCCAGATAGCATATTTGCCCATGTAGTGGCAGTAAGCTCTATATCTGCAATTTTGTAGTTTGGATATGATACAGTCATTACCGCCATTAACTTTTTAGCCTCGTTTTTAGTCATCCGTAATACTTCCCAGAATTGCATCGAGTTGTGAACGCTGCGAATTTTGTTTGCCTTTGAAGCTATAGCCAGCATCATGTAGTGGGAAAAGTCCTACCCAGCAGTTATCAACAGACTGGTTTAAAATCTTGATCATAAGCTCAGTGTCTCCACCAGATAGATTCTCCAACTTGACTATTGCTCTCTTCAAGGCATTTGCGGTTAGGGGCTTTTTAATCTTTACTCTCATGGAAACAAAATCGTTAAATGCCTCATTCAGGCATTCATCATCAAAGTATTTTTTTGAAGATACGTTCTTGTTTTTTACGTCCATCAGCTCATTTAAATCATCATACAAAGAGATGATTAGCGTAACTGCATCGCCTTCACCATTAGAAGTTAGCAAGCTCACAACGTTTTTTACTCTAGGCTCATAGCCTTTGCTTTTGATTTGAGTTATCAGCTCTTTTCTTGTCATTTTTACCACCTTCCTTTCTTTCTTCTGCCGTTTATTCATGGTTCTCCTCTGGCAAATCGCCAAAGCTGTTGACTTCCTGCCCTTTTATGCAAAACATTTCCTCACCTCCTGCATCTAACCGTCAAATCGCGTTAGAAAGTCTATGTGCGCCCACAATTCTAAGCAGTTTGACAGCTTTTTCAAAATCTGGGGCATATCCATAATCTCTGAGAAGGACTGCACAATCTGTAAACTGATTATTGAACATCATGCATGTTTCATGATATGCACTCTTCTTTACTTCACTCTCTGGGTCGTTCATGTATTCTCCAAACAGGTGTACACCCTTTGCTGCAAGCTCATCAAGCTTATCAAGCTCGGTTTTCAGCCTGTTTTCTGTCTCTTTGCTCATTTCCCCTCCATACACTAGAATTATTTAAAATGGTTCTTGTTTTTTTATCGTTTACAATCTCTCGTTTTAGAGTCTCAATATACTTCAACTGGTTTTTATTGTGCTCATTGACAGCCTCATAGTTGCTTTCTAAGACTCTGATAAGGTGAATTAGTTCTTCTTTTCTCATACCTTTTAGAGTACTGTCTGACAGCGGCTTATGAGCGACTGTAAAGCCACCGCATTCTGAAATATTCAGCATAATTTTTTATATCCTCCTCACTGTCATGCCGTTAGGTCAGCAATTTTTTTAAAGTCCCAGTGTTTTCTTTAACTGGTCACGGTAATTTACAATCATGCTTTTTGCTGTGTAGGTGTCTATGTTGATTAAGTCAGCAATTAGTTTCGCAACTTCGCTATACTGCTTGTATTCCTCGTTGTAAGCTTCGCCCCATGCCTTATCTAAATCTGTGTTTTCAACATCTGCCTCAAGTGCTTTCTCGGCTTCTAGTGTCTTGGCTTCAAGCTCTTCAAGCTTCTTGAGCTTTTCTCGAATTTCCTGCACCTCTGTAACTTCTTCCGGCTGTTTAATTGTGAATGCTTTTTGCATGATTAAAGCCTCACTTTTTTTCCTAATAAATTTTTCAAGGTTTTTAATCTTCATATCACCTTTTCCTTTTCTTATTCATTATTTTGAGTCTCAAATGCTAGATAACACATGATTCCACAATCCTGCATTATTTCTTCACTCATTCTTCCTCTGTTCGGGTCCAATTCGTCCAGAAATACGCCATTGATACAACTGTGTCCAATGTCTCGTTCAAGCTTCGCACGTGCTGCGAACACCTCTGGGAAGTCTTTTCTAATCTTATTCCAATAGCCCATGCCACCTTTTACACAGCCAATACAGTTGTTATTATTGTAGCCCATATCGTACATTACAGGGCGCTTTATACCAAGTTTCTGTGCAAGAGCATGGCAATCTTGCTTCGACAATCCTCCTTTGATTAGTGGAAAACTGTGATTAAATTCTGGAAAATTTGCCACTATGCTCTCTGCTCTATGTGTTTCGCTTGCATCCATGCCCCACACATAAGTCAAATGATATTGCAAATGTTCGTTTTCCCACTTCTTTCTAACCGCTTTCTTCAACATTCCTGTACATGCCGCTCCATGAGGAGAACTGATGAATCTGTATTTTCTGACCACATCTTCCACGCAGTTAAACTCGGAAGATTTTAAAATTGTTACTTTCTTTCCAATTATTTTTTCTACATCGTGTATAAATCTCAGACTGTCTGGGTGCTGATCAGCGATATCTATATATATCCATTCGTCAACATCCTTTTCCAAATATCCAGCAACAAAACTAGAGATTCCTGCTGATAACCAGCACACTTTGTATTTTTGCATAACACCACGCTACAAATGCATGTATCGTGGATCATAATTCGTTTGCTATCAATTGCGTGTGCAGCGTTTCCACTGCACACCTTTTCAGCCACGGTGTTTAAATTTTCTGATACGCCACCACAGATCACTGCGCATCAACCCGGTTTACCGGGCATTCGTTATTCCTTTCCTTCTATACTTGTAATTAGGGCATCTGTTGACTCAACAAATACCGCGTCATCTGAAACAACAACTTTATTTTTACAATAAGGGCACATTACACATTTGCTGTAGTAATTTCTGTGTCTACAGGAGATTATTTTGTTAAAAAACACATCATCTTCCTCATAGCTCAAATTTCTATCACACTCAGGGCAAGTTATTACATTTTTCGCTTTAATAATCCTGACCATCTGTCTCCTTTCTCAAGCGCTTTTTCTGGCGGTAAACCTTTGATTCTATTATTCTTTCAACAAAATCTCTATCACCAAAAATCATGATGATTTGAGTCAACATGATAATAACGTCAGCGGTTTCTTCAAGAATATCTGCTCTGGCTTTTGCCAGGTCTGTGTCAGGCGTTGGATTTACATTTCCACCCTCCAGCTGAATTGTCTTGCGGCGATGTTTAAGCAGTGCTTTTATCAGCTCACTCATTTCTTCGATTGCCTGGTCGATTTGTTTATCCGCTCCGTAAGTATCAATACATTCCTGCAGTACTTCTGGATATGCCGTTGTTGGCAATCCTGTTGTTTCGTATATTTTCAAGCGTTCTCGGTTTTCTGCCATTCCAACAAGTACCATGTAAAAAATGGCAACAAAACCATCAATATCTTCCTCTGGTTTAAATTGCAGATCGTCATACAATTTGCTACTAAATGCGTCATCCTCCATCACTGATGCTTTAGAATCACTGTATGCTTTATTAAGATTCCGTGCAAACTCTATGAGTGGAATCTCACGTTCAAAATCTCTGTACCATACATCACCATCTTTTATAAATACGCAATTGCGCATCAACGCTAAGATGTTTGACGGATTATCAACAATTGTTTTAACCATATTTTTATACCTCTCTAGCCTTAATTAGTTTTCCTGCCAAATCGTAATCGTACCCAGAATTTTCTTCTTTTCTGTTCATGTAGTCGCAGAACTCCTGACATTCTTCTTTTGTTGCAAAGAATATGTTATCCTCTGCATCTATTTCGTTAAAGTCCTTGTTATGGTCTACTATTTCCTCTACATATGTTGTGCAAGAACACATTGTAAGATCACTTTCTTCTTTATCATTTGCTGCTCTATACCATGTTTTAATCCCTTGGTATTCATCACTCAGTTCATACAGAATTTCCATATCTGGATAATACACTTTTTTTCTTGTTCCACATTTGCAATCATCATATGTCATTCTGCCAGATGGAAGTTTTATCTTGACTTCTCTATCGCTATCGCACCTATCACATTTCTCCTTATACTGGAAGTTCCGTTTTACTGACCATAGAACAACCTTAAACTGTTCCATTAACTCTTTCAGCCTAGCTTGTCTGGCTTTGGTTTCAGCGTTTCGCATTGCACTTTCACATTCTGCTTTCTTTCTCCCATAATCCTTCTTTATGGATTCAAAATTCTCCTTGATGCCCTGCAATTTTTTGTTTTCCTCGCGCAGCTTTTCAAGTTCGTCCTTAACTTCCTTTTTTACAGATTCTCGAAGCTCGTTTTTAAGTTCTTCGATTTTCACGTCAAACTCGCTCGGCCCGAAATAATCTTCATCATCCATGTAATACATATTATAATGTTTCAGCGCAGAAAACCCCGGCCGTTCGCAAGAACGTCCGAGGGATGAATGCGCCAATTACAAACAACGCAACCATCATTCCAATAGGGTTTTCTTCTGGAATTGTTGGTTTTTCTTGGCCTGATGTTCTTCAGAACGCTGTGATTCGATGTATTGCTTTACTGTTTCAAGAGAAACACTTCCGGTAGTTGCGATAAAGTAGCTGCGGCTCCAGAATGAGGTATCGTCCCCATAGATATACTGTTTAATCTGTTCCGGAAAACGCTTGCGCATCTCTCTGGATAACTGAGTCTTGATGCTTCTTACAAAGACGGATATGTTGGTATTCGGTGGCAGTGATACCAGCAGGTGGATATGATCTCTGTCTGTCTCTGCGGATAAAACTTTTCCACGGAACTGCTCTGCCATATGATTCGAAAATTCTTTCATGGCAGCACTCATTTCGTCGTTAATCACAGGCTTTCGGTAATGTGTGACGAAAATCATATGATAGGTAAGACAGTAAACACAATGCTGTCCCCTGTTGTACCCGTCTTTCTTTACTTTGTCCTTTTGGTCTTTGTTGACACCATTCTTATTTGCTCTCATAATAGTACCTCTCTCGTTTCAAAATAAAACAATTCAAAAAGTTCATATATTTCTTGATTTTACTTATATTTTATCGTATAATATGAGTGTAGTCAACTATATTCTCGCGTTTTTGAAAAGGAGGGTCTTTTATGCATACCATATCAATCTTTGTGGATCAGAACAGGATGCCAAAGCTGGCATCTTATTTCGAGTGCCAGACTCACCTTGCAAAAAACCTGCGAAATTCAGCAAACTTTATTCTTCGTAACCTGCGTACCGGATTGAAAAAAGATCCGGTTGACCGCACTTCCAATGAAAATGAGGTCATAGAGACTGTACGTATCGGCATTGAGATGGCAAATGAAAAGCTTCAGAAAGATGTTGACCGACTCACGAAGCAGCTGCAGAGTCTGCCTGCAAGCGACCCGGCCCGCACAAAGATCCAAAAGCGAATAGAAAACAAACAGAAAAACCATCCGATCATGCCAACGTCCGATCACTGGATGCTCACATATGAGACATTGGATGCGGTGATGAAGAATACAAAGAATCCTGACTACTATGCGATGCCGTCGCAGGCAAACCAGCAGGTGCTTCGAAAAGTCCTCAAAGACTGGAAATCACACTTTGAACTGTTGGCATCGTATCGTCAAAATCCCGGAAAATTTAAGGCACAGCCAAAGCAGCCGGGATATATCAGGACACCTTACACGACCGTTACCTTTACCAATCAGGTTGCAAAGCGGTCTGATATCAAAGGAAAAATGCACATCACATTTCCACGCTGCCTGGTGCCGCTTTGTGTTGGAAAGCCGGAAGGTTCTTATGTCAGAACGGAAGTCAAGCCCTGCTATGGCGGATATATGGTATATGTGACCTTTCAGGATGCAGTCAAAACACCGGAAGCACCGAAAAATCCCACAAGGATTCTCGGACTTGATCCAGGGCTTGACAACTTTCTGACCGCGCTGACAAACTTCTCGGCAACTCCGTTCATCATTGACGGACACTGGTTAAAATCCATCAATCAGAACTTTAACCGCAGACGTGCAGCTTTGATGTCAGAACTGACAAAAGGGATGGATTCCACGAAATCCGTGAAAAACTCTGCCAGACTGAACCGTATCTCAAAGAAAAGAGCCTGCCAGATCGACGACTTTTTCTATAAGGCAGCTCACTATATCGTGGATTTCTGCCTGAAAAACAAAGTAGAGGTCATCGTCTGCGGACACAACAAAGACCAAAAGCAGGAAATCAACCTTGGCTCCTGTAACAATCAGCACTTTGTCAGTATTCCATACACAAGATTTTTCTGGATACTGACCTGTGTTGCAGCAAAGGCGGGTATCCCGGTCATTGAAACAGAGGAATCATATACGTCCAAGGCAAGTCTGATCGACAAAGATCCGATTCCTGTCTACAAAGAAGGGGATCGTCTGGAATATCATTTTTCAGGGAAACGAATCTCCCGTGGACAGTACGAATCAAAGGAAGGTACGATTCTGAATGCGGATGTCAACGGTGCAGGAAATATCATTCGCAAGGTGTATCCAAATGCATTTGAAGGAGTTACCGACTTCTCCTACACGAACAAAACGGTTATTCGAGTTACCAGAGAAGTACTCTGCCATGCGAAACACAAGAAAAAACACGCCAGACCACAAAGAAAACGTGGTATGAACCGATGGCTGCATCATCGCAGGCAGGAACAGAAGCTTGTATATTTCGCACTGTTCAAAGTAAGCAGTGCGAAAGACAAGACCAAATATATCGAAGAATCAAAACAAACAGCCGCAAAAAAGACGGCTTAAAGGTAAGCTCGTAACAGGGTGTAGAGGGCTTGTGATGGTCCTTTGAGGCGTTCTACCATGTCTCAAGAAGCCCCGCCCGTTCGCAAGAACGCGCGTGGGAGTATCACTCTAGCAATGGATTCCATTCCCGGACCATAGCCACTAAATTCTTTCGCCCCCAGATAACCGTGTCCGAGACTATATCCGCCAAAAACGCATCCCCAACCTGCACCTTCAACAACGACATCAAACGATATGCAACCGTGATTTTCCATTGTCAGCTCCGCACCTTTGATTTGTGCGTTTCTGATATCGTAGCCTTCTTCAATAAGCTTTTTTTCTGTCCAGATCTTCATACATCCTCTCCTTCCAATTTTTGTCCGCACCAAGGGCAGTACGGATATATTTTTGCTGATGCCGTAAATATCTCTGCCCTCTGGCAGTTCGGGCATACCATTTTTTTATTTCCACAATCATCTACTTTTGACAATAGTTTCATTGGAATTTCTTTCTTATCTTCAATTCTGAAGCATTTCAGCTTTCTACTAACAATATTGTGATTAAATTCAACTGCCGATTCTTCGTATTTACATACTCCGTACAAAAACGGGATTCCAGCCCATTTTCCATATTTATCGCACGTTATTATTCCATATGCATTTTCCTTTGGACACCAGACTGGCTGACCGACCATTTGCCGCAGTTCATTTAACGTAAGCGCCTTCATTTACTCACCTCCTACATCACATGAATACTTATTTCAAGGAAGTTAGCTGCCGCAGCAACTAACCCCACAGCACTTCTTATAATTAAATCATGTTTTCATCCTAAGCCATTCAGCTTCTTGATTTTGTCGATACAATAATAATATCCAGCAACATAACCACGGCTGAAATCATCTTTACTTTCATCATGGTTGCAGCCCCCTTCTGGCAGCTTGATTGAATCTACCCAATTCATAGAATAAATCAGGCGTTTGACTTTGTTTCGCGCCTCCAGCATGTCTCTTAACTGTTCATTGATTTTCCTCAACCGTTGGAATTGTGTATCCCACTTTCACTTTTTCTGGATTGAATACACAAGCAGGGGCAACTCCATACGTGCTGTCCGCAATGTCGTAGTCCAGACTACCACCCGTGTACACATGGCGAACGTCGCGACTGCTCCCGGTGTCTGTGATATACCGAGGTGTGCAAGTCCACATCCACTCAGGCAGTAATGGAACATTCTTGCGGTACTTTCTGTATTCGTCACAACTCAGGATGAATACTTTGTCATTGACTGTGCCGTAACGATCGTCACCGTTGTCAGCTACCAAGTCAACCTCATGAGGAATGAAATTATCCTCACCCAACACGGGAAGCAGTTCACTAAGCAACTTTCTACGCAAACTCGATTCTGCATAGTTGTTGCAACAGTCCTCATCAAAACAATACTCATCTCCATTCCAACTGGATGCCATGATTGCCAGAACTCCACCCTCTACATTATTGTCCAACACAATCCACTCAAATCTTTTAAAGTAAAAATGACTTCCATCTGGAATTGTTCTAATATCATCTTCTCTCATTTGCCATTTCCTTTCCTGGTTTAGAATCAAACACATTCCCCACTACTTCGCACTTATTTGACTAGTTTCCTCGTAGTTCCCGACACTGATAAGCTCCATAAACTTATCTCTCTGGCGCTCTGAAACCTTGTTACCCTGTTTTTCGGGCTTGACAGCGATTGTAAGGTGTTTCTCTGCGATAGATGATAATTCCTTAGCTAGCGATTTCTTACCTTGCTGTATGCCCTCTAAGTAGCTTCTAGGTTGCTTTCTGTCTCCTATAGTTCCGCTTGAACGGTTTTCACCTTGTCCACCCAGGCTAACATTCCGAAGCTGATAGCCATTTTCTGCATAAAATCTGATGTAATACTTTTCCTGTTCGTCAAGCTGATCAATAGGAACATTCATGTATTCAACCTTCCACCCGTAAGGATTGTCCACTGAATACAGTTTGTGCTTTCTAAGGCTCAGGTCTATGTGCTGTTTATAGCCAGCCATATGACTCGCCAATCTGCTAAGTATGTGCACGGCTTGCCCGATATACGCAAACCGGAAGCCGTTCTCATCCTTTCTGGTCAAAATGTAGATTCCGCTTTCATCGTTCAGCTGGGGATTGATTTTCAGCAGTCGCTTTTTATTCTCCTGCTCTATGGCTTTTGCCTTTGCAATGTTGCTGTATTTATTCATCAATAACCTCTATTTTCTTGATATGGCTCTTACGAAACCTCCAGTTATCGACTCTGTATTTCCCATCAAAATCGCGTTCAAGCTTTCCAACTGACTGTGTACCTTCAAAAAATGTCACCCTTACATTTTTTCCCATTAAGCTATTTAGTTTTGCATCGTCATGGCTATTTTTCATTGATCTTCTCCTTTGAACAACCCCGCCCGACGAGTCGGACGAGGATTCCATTGCAGCCGTCAGGATTTCTCATATCGGACTGGTTTTGGAATCGCGATTTCGTCCAGCATTACGCTTTTCCTGACTCTTCAGACATCTTTCGGTGCTTTGTGAGACAGAAACGTGATTGCTCCATTGCCGTCCATCCACCCCCACATTGCATCATACAATTGATACACATCCAGAAAGTGGTAACAAAAGAGCAAGGTTTTCAGTTACAAATCTATATCGTTATCAGGTTACTCTAATTATTGATTGATAAGTTACTTACTGTTGCAAATCCTATACCCGTTCGCAGTTTTTGTAATTCATAAGCTTTGGCATATACCGTACTTTCATTTCAGCGGCTAAGGTTTTTAAACTTGGCCGTGTTCTCTCTTCTAACACTTCATACGGAATTCTTCGGTAGAAGAAGTGCTTTTGAATACCTGAAAATGCTTTGGTAATTCTCGCCCAGATCGTCTTATAAGTTTCCTGTGATAATTCCGGCACAATCCCTTCTTTTGTTTTCAGTAAACTCAGCATCCGTAAATCCGGTACCAGCTTATCATACAAACCCAGTCCTACCAAGCCAATCGTATAGGCTGCGGCCTGATGGATGGACATTCCATATCTTCGCATGAACAAAAACTTACCCATTTGACTGGTATAAGCCGGATCAATCTTACAAAAGGCGATCTCTCGTCTCAGGCTCTGGTTTTCAATACTTGACGCAATCCTTTGATACGAAAACAATGTCATATGATGATTTCTTTTTCGGTTTCCGTACTTTCTGGATGCCAGTTTAATCGTTAAATCAATGTCTTCCACAATAAGACGTTTGTCTTTTTCTGCACACCAGTGAAACACTTCTTTAACAGCTGCTCCCAAAATATTCGTGATCTGACCGGTCGATTTGTTCATGAGGTCGAATCGAATCAGCTTCTGATCAAGCAGCTTCCCCGTTTCGTCAATCTCTGCTAATGCAAAATGATCATAGTTAATGTCCATGGAAATCGCACCATTTCCATAATAGCTGTTTTCATATGCCTGCAGCTTCATGGTAACGGACAGGATCAGATACTGCCGATTCTTCTTATCACGTTGTATTGTAAAGTTGTAGCAAAGAGACTGTCGCTTCTCTGGCTTACAGGTAAAGTTTTCCCTAAAAACTTCATTGTATCTTGGAAGTTTAAAATCATGGAATACAGTAGTGGTACCGTCTATGCAGGTAACCGACAAATTTTTTCCATCATATTTACACAAGAAGTTTCCGTACTTTGATGTATGCCTGCCCGGAAGTACCATGCTCTGGTGACGTTTTTCAAAAAACTCCTGCTTCCATTCATCCGATGCCTTTTGCAAAGTTCCCGCATTCTTATTCTTAACGAATTTTGCACCGCCCACGGTATCCTTCTCGGAATACAGCTTCTTCCCGCCAAACACGATACGCTCCGGTGGAAGATTTTTTATGTTTTCAAGCTTCTTTACCTTACGATTTCTCGCTTCTGTCACCAGCGCCAGACGTGTCTTCAACTTACGAATATCGGCTTCCACATTGCGCTCATACTCATCCAGTTTTACAATAGTTTTGTTAAACAGAACAATCATAAGACCTTTGACCTTCAGCTGGCATCTTGGATACGGTGTGATCCATTTTCCGTCTTTTTGGTAGATCCGAATTGAGTTCTTAATGGCCTTTTTCTTATCCAGTTCTTCCTGAATCGTCTGAATCTTTTCATCACGAGTTTTTAGGTCTGCGGTAATTGTGGTACTGTAATACTTCTTTAGCTCCTTCTGTGAAGAAATCGAACCAGAAGCTGCCGAATAGATCGCTGCATTATAGTAATCATTCGTTTTGTATTTTTCTTTCAAAAATACCGGATATGCCTGATCAAGCAATGGTCCTGACGTAAGATATTTCTGATCATACAGGGCATTATACAAATCTATTTTTGCATTATTAAATACACGCATCGTTTGCAAAAACGATGTCGCATTTTCAATGGTATTCTCATCCAAATAGTAGCGTTTATCCGAATTGATCGTTCTTGACAGCTCCATACAAATTACCTCGGTTGAAAATCAGTTGACAGTTGCAATATCCTTTTAAATATGTTATTATTATAGCATATTTAAAGAAATATTTCAAGTGTCGATTGTAAAAAAGAATGGAGGCTTTTATGGACGATTTTAACAGAAAACGACATGCCGTTTACAAGCTCACCTATCATGCTGTGTTTGTCATTAAGTATCGCAGAAACGTAATGTCAGAACCGATTATTGATCAGATGAGACAGTATGCTGCCCATCTGATCGGGCAGTGTTATCAGGGTAAGCTCCTCGAACTGAATGGAGAACCAGATCATGTCCACATCTTATTTGAACTTCCTGCAACAGCAGCACCATCGGTTGTCGTATGCAGTCTTAAGACGCAGCTTTCAAAAGAAATTCGAGCAAAATTCTGGAATGAAATTAGAGACAAACTATGGAAAGATAGTTTCTGGTCAGACAGTTACTTTATTACAACTACAGGAGGAGCAAACATTGAAACACTAGAAAAATATATCCAAGACCAGGGTATTGAAAAACCAAAACGGAAATATACCAAAAAGCAAACAACAAAGTGTAAGAAACAGACTCGTACCTGATATTGATTGACTTATTTTTTGCTATGTCGCATTCATCCCCGCCCGACTACGTCGGACGAGGTTTTCTGCGGAAAATGGATAAACTGATGTAATTTGTTCGTTAATCGCTTTCAAATATTTCTCCTCCTTCCGCTTGATTTTCTTCCCTATTCCTCTTCTGAGCTTGATTCTGTCCCCCGGTGAATGCTTTTCTCAATTTCTTCATCGGTTCGCACAACAACAAGTGAAATTTCTTTTGAAATGTTCTCTATAAGTTTCTCGAATGCTGCCTTGGCATTTTCTGCGTTCTTATATTTGCCAATTGGGTAATCAGTCGACTCGTTTGAGCCTTTAACGTGTTTTAATAATATTTCTGTTCTTGAAAGTCCGTTAATGTAAATGTCAATTACATTGTCCCAGTTGTAAAAGGCGTTTCTATCCTGTCTTACAATAATCATCTCAAACCTCTCCCTTCTTTTTTAGTTAAACGGTAGTCCTTCATCTTCCACATTATCTGGAATATTCATAAAACCTTCATATCCACCTGCAGGTGCTGGTTCTGGAGCTGGCTGCGTATTCTTCTTGCTTTCCACGAACTCCTGCTCATCCACAACTACATCCGTTGTATACACCTTCTGTCCATCCTTATTTGTGTAGCTACCTGTCTGGATGCGTCCAGTAACAGCAATCTTTGTTCCTTTGTGCAGAAATTTCTCAGCAAACTCTGCACTCTTTTTAAAGCTAATGCAGTTGATGAAGTCTGCATTCTGGCCATTATCCTGCTTACGGTTTCTGTCTACAGCCAGTGTATATCTGGCTACCGCCATTGTCTCCTGACCCTGTGTATAACGCACTTCTGGGTCTTTGGTTAATCTTCCGATTAAAATTACTTTGTTCATACTAAGCCTCTTTTCTTTAAAGTTTTATTCTTTTCTTTCTTCTGCCTAGTTCCCTCTGCCTTGTAAGAGTATACATAAGTTCTTCCTCTGGTCTTATTTCCTGCTTAATCTTCAATTTAAACATTGTTCGCATAGCTTTGAGAAAATCTTTTTTCTCTTTTTCTGTCATGTCAAGTTGAAAAGCAAGCGTAGGTGCAATTGACTTTTCGGCCAGTAAAATTTGCCAATTTTTCTTCACTTTGAAGCCCTTCTTTCTTTTAATACTGGAACACTCCTGCGTCCATCCTTTCATTGTATCTTTTCTCTGCATAGTATCTGAATGTGTAATATTCAAGACCACATTTCTTTGCGGCTTCGTTGTATCCAATATCCCCTTGCTCCCATTCCAGATATACGTCTGTAAAGTTTGGTGGAAGAATCACTCCTCTCTGGATTCCCTTCCTCTGCTCTCCAATCTCTTTCAAACGGATATTTGCATATTTACGGAATGTTGTATGTGATATCCCACATTGTCTAGCTGCCTTTTCACCTGAGAGCAATCCGAGCTTCCATTGCTCAAAACAATCATCAAACATTGGCGGCAAAGGCTTTGGTGGCACTTTATTGCCAGTTTTGACGGTATGCCTATCACCTCTCTTCGCAAGCTCTTCTCTTGCATATCTTTCAAAAGTCGTGACGCAAACACCTATCTTCTTTGCACCTTCTGGTCCGGTTAACTTTCCATCCCTCCAGGCAATGTAAAGCTCCTCTGGAAGTGTAGTTTTTTTCGCGACAAAGTTTGATCTATGACCTGTTTGTTTTTTAGGTGCCTTTGCCTTAGCTGTATCTTGCCAGTGTAGCCAATTCTTATACATTGGTCGCTGGCTAAATTTTGAGCAGTGATATCCTAACTGGATATTATGCGCACGGTTATCAGCTTCTTCCGCAGCTTCTTCTTTACTCAAAAATACTGCCCTTCCAAGCGCTAATCTCTCCCAATGATGTATATTGTTCACGTTATTTCCAATATCACGTTTTTCAGTTATCGTATCAAAATGTGTGTCCGTCACGGCTATGACAACCGATTCAACAACTTCAAGTCCGTAGTTGTCGAACCCTTCGAATCCTTTCTGCTTTAATTCATAGTTGCTTAATCGGTATTCCTCTACGTGATAGACAGGAGTTCCGATCTTAATCTCACCCATCTTGTACCTCCTTTATCAGTTTTAGATCATATCCACCTTCTACAAACTCTTTAGTGAGCTTATGCCTGATACCGTTGCCTAAGTACTGGTATATATCAAGCATGTCATCATCAGAAAAATTTGTCTGCAGATACTGGTTTATACTCTTTCGAGTTCTATTCCAAAATCTTACGTTCCTTACGTGTTGCTGATAAACCATTGTTTTGCAAGCGTCCCTTGACACATATTCAAGCAATTTACATTTAAGATCTCCTTCGCTCTCAATGTCAGCTATGGAAAAACCAGAACGCTGCTTGTTTAAGAGCAAGTATCCATCGTTGTTGATACTGCTACCAGGAAAGCATTTCATAAGCTTTAAAATTTCATTCAGAATCATAATTGCTCCAATCAATCTTCTGTCCGCAGTATGGACAGTGTACGCAAACTCCTGCTTCTGATTCATACCGTGTGCCACATGTCGGGCAATACCATTCGTATACATTTTCACTTGATGCACAGATGACTGGTTCTTCTGCAATTGTTTTATGCATGTCTCTGTTTTCGAGAATATTGTTGACTATTTCACATGCCGTTTGTAGGGGTACTACACGACAATAGGTATGTGGATATGCTACCGCAACCATCAATTCACTATTGCTAACCAAAAGGTTTTTGATTTCATCACTTTTTGCAATAGACATTTAACAATCCTCCCAATCAATCTTCTGTCCACATTTTGAACAATAGGAAGCAAGGCAATCATTTATGATGTTTCCACATACAGAGCAGCTACATGCGTTCTTGTCTGCTAGAATAACCAGTTTTTGTGGAATCTGCTTTTTAAGAGCGCTATGTGCCTTCATGAATACAAACGCGGTTCTCATTGATTTTTCAACTGCCTTGTAGTCCTTTTTCTTCAAGGCTTGCTCAGTTGCTCTGGTGCAAGTATCAAGTTTCTTCTTTAATATCTTCAAGACTTCTTTATTGCTCATTTGCTTTCCTTTCTTACAGGAACGGACATGTTTCGTAATTAAACAATTGCCAGATCTTACCTGCTTCTGCAACGTCCACATTTGCCATTCCTGCGACTTCTTTTATTCTTGTAACCATTTCTTCCAGCACTGCATTATTTGCGCTTAAATGGCAAATAATGACGTTCTGGAGTGTGTCTGTTGTATTGGCTTCTATAAAGCCTGCACACGTTTCTAGCTCCATATGCCCCTTAATGACATGCAATCGTTTACCAGTGACATCCTCTGAAATGTACTTCTTTTGGTAATTGCAAGACACCAGTATGTGGCTAATGTCCTTAAATCGCCACCTTACAAACTCTGTATCAGTAATGTAGAGCATTCGCTCCATTTCTGGATGCTTGATGATGAATCCATAGCACGGACACTCTGTACCGTCTGCATCGGTATGTTTGAAGTGTCCATGCACATCATTCATTGGAACTGATACAATTCCAAATTCACCATATCCACCGATATAGGAGTTGTTTTCATAAGGTTTGTAGACTGGGATTCCCATTTCTTCCAGATCGCTTACTGCTTCCGAATGATCTCTGTGCTTGTGTGTGACAACGCATCCAACAATATCAGATACCTTCCAACCGCATCCTTTTTTGATCTTCATGATCGGGATTCCTGCATCAAGAAGAAGCATCTTGCCTTTGCTATCCTTCAAAACATAGCAATTACCAGAACTGCCGCTGGCTAAACATGTTAGAACCATCTGAAAAACTCCTCTCTTACGTTCATCCTTCCACACTCTCAATGTGGTAACGACCGTAACCGCTAGTTCTTCCGCTTCCGATTCCGTTTCCAAAACCTGCAAGACGAATGATGTTTAATATTTGTTCCAGTGAATACGCATTCTCTGTATATTGAATGGTGAATGTTGCACTCCATCCGCTGAATCTATTCAGTCGTACAAGTACTGGAGCACCTTTCTTTGGTGACATAAGCTTTTCGTCAATAAAGTGCTCTGCAAACTTGATCGGAACCAGATTGCCCTTTGCAATGACATTTACAGCGGCATTGAACTTAGTTGCGTAAGTGTCAATCTTGTTCTGCACAACAGCCTGTCCAAATGATTTTTTCAAGCCAAATGCTGTAATGCACGGTGCATTGTTGGTCAGTGCTTCTCTCAAACCTTCCTCTGTGAAGTCTGTAGGCTTTCCACCATACCAGTGCATAGATGTGATCACTTCTTCCCACACATTTGTAGCTGCTGTGTCCTTAGCCTTGTTCTTTCTCTCATCGGTCAGCTTTCTGGCACTACAATCATTCATTTTGTTGAGCACCAGGTCTCCATCGCCTGCAATAGTAATTCTTGCCTGTTTGATGCTTAACGGCTTTAATTCGATAACCTGTGTCTCTTCCTTCTTTGCCATAATTTGTTTTCTCCTTTTTTGTTTTGATTTAAGCTTTCGCTTGAGGTGCGGCACAAGTGCTGCAATGTCATGTTCTGTGCTGTCATGTCATGTTCTGTGTTGTTATGTCTTATGCTGTGCTGTGTAATGCGGCTTATGCCGCGTCTCAAACGTAAGTTTTAGGTGTTCTGGTAACACTTGCAGACAACATGAAATGTTTTGTCGTGTACTGTCGTGTTCTGTAATGTTCTGTTCTGTATTGTACTGTGCTGTGCTAGGCAACTCATGCTGCCTGCAAATGCTACCAGTTTGTTTTGCTGGTATCCACTCGGTATATAGCATAAACTATGCATAATTATGTATATTGTTGTATTCTGTGATGTTTTAAACTATCCTGTACTTTGTTATGACATATTGCTTATGCCACATATAGAATGGATACCTTTTGCGTCGTGTTATGTACTATTCTGTCTTGTATTATTCTGCCTTGTACTGTTTTGTTTTGCTATATTCTGTTCTGCCCTGACTTATGGGCTAGCATAAAGCAACAAATAATCTGTTTTGTAGTGTAGTGTATTGTTATGTTCTGTCCTGTCCTATCACTTTTTGCTATATAATTGAGGCTTACTTGCTGCCTCATACTAGCCCATAAAATCTGCTTAACTCGAATGCTCTATGAATGATGCAATGTTATGTTTTGTTGTGTCGTGTTATGTTCTGTCCTGTGCTGTTATGTTTTTGACATATGAGCCATTTCTTTTCTCAGATGGTGCATACCGTTACACCATCCATAGAACACTCGAATTAAGCATCGAAACTGTTTAGACTGCTATCTTGTCAATTTCTTCAAATACACTCTCTAACTCAGAAAGCGACTTATACCGATTTTGAAAGCTTCTCAGTTCTGCGTAAGCCCTCTGCAGCAACTTCCGATACTCGTCAGGTTGCGTTGCAAAATGCGTTGTTGGCATATACACATTTCTCTGACTTGTGACCTGGAAGTGTCTAATAGGTGGTTTATTGTCCTGCTTTGGGATAACTACAAAGAACTGAATAAGCTGTCTTGCCTGCTGCAAGCGATATTTCTCTGCCGCTATGCTATCGTTCCATTCAAAACACTTGTGAAGTTCTGACTGTTCGTCTCTTGCTTTCTCAAGTACTTGTTCTGGTGTTATCTCTGTATCTCTTCCGATTTCATCCAGACACTTTGCAGCGTTGGCTTTGAAAATTCCTTCTATTCTCCATTTAATTTCATCCATAGGCTATCTCCCGATCAGGCAGGCATAAAAGGTGGCAAAGCATCTTTGTTTGCTTCCTTATTCTGCTCATTTGGTTCTTCAAATACCTGTGAATTTGCGTTTTCTGAAATATCTTTCTCCATCTGTTCCTGCAAACTTTCACTTGTGTTTTCTTCAAAATCATTGTCCTCTGCTTCCTCTTTTGTATAAAGTCCCATTGCAACTTCTGGACAATTAAGTCTTGAAAAAAATGAAGCAGCACGATATCTAAGCATGAGCTGTGGCATTGTTTTCCACTTACTACCGTTCTTTGCAATCCATCCTTCATCCTTTGCCATTTGCATGTCAACTGTCATACCATCAACTCGTCTGCCGTCTTTGGTAGTCCAGGCGGTACAAGAAAAAGGCTTTCCGTCTTTGTCTTTTGTTTCCTCGTACTGTAGCTCCATGTCGAATTTGTGGCTGTTGTTAATTCTTGCAATAAGAAACTGTGAACTCCAAGACGGTCTACCCTGAATAGGATATAAATTCTGCATAACCATCATTGCACTCGCGCCCATTCGTTGCGCCATTTCAATGGCGATTAAACAGTTTGATGGATTCTTCTGATATATAGCCGGAACAATTGTGGATTCAGCCAGTGCCTTTGCCATCTGCATAGCCATAATGAAATTATCGCTTGTTCCAAAAATTCCAAGACTATAATCGGTTACTCTCTTTGTTGACTGCTGCACAGCCTGCTTTCCACTCTCTACAATTGCTGTATCCGCCATTATTCCTTGTCCTCCTTGACTTCCTTGACCTTGATATCTATCTTGTTTAATAACTCACTCAATTCCTTAAATGATTTAAGTGTAAAACTGCTAAACATCACGAGTGCGATAGTGTCTTTTGCTAAATCACCTGAAAAATATGATATTTTGCCTTGTACCACTTTAAACTTCAACCCTGTCGGGAAAAGCTTGTCATCACCTTTTACAACTTCGACTGTGCCATTGTAAGGAACTGGCTGTTTTTTCTCTTCCTGCTCCGGCTCTGTGTCCTCTGCACTGCCTGTGTCATTATTCTTGTCAGCCTTTAATACATCTAGTAATTCCTGCGCAGCGTCTCTGAGCGCTTCCAAAAAACTAAGATCATCTCTACTTTTGAAAAATCCCAATCCTGTTTCTTTGGTTTGATTGTCTTTAATAACAATCATTCCTATACGTTCTCCAGCACACATCTCAAATCTCTCACTCATAATTATTCTCCTTGTTCAATTTTATTGTTTTCTGGCACTCTTTTAAGTGTCTTGATATTGCTTCTTCCATAGGCTTCTATCCATGAAAGGTCTACTGGCTCGTCTACTACTGTGACTTTTGTGCCGTTTGGAGTTACTGCTTCGTCTCCGGGCTTTAAATCTTCCTCTGCTGCAAAGCAATAGCTTCTTTTACTGCCCTCGTATCGGGCTTTTACATAATTCATTGGCTCACTCCTTTCAACAATTCTTCTACGTAAAGGTCCATAGAATGGCATAATTTCTTGCAATTCCCGTGAAGTGCATGATTTTTCCATGCGTTATATTTTGTATAAAACTCTGTCAACGTCATCTTCCCTGCCTTCACAGCTTTTGCCCAGTTACTCAATTTCTTCTTGATTTTACGCTTATTTTCGCCTTTTATTTTCCTGATGTACTTTCCGTCTTCTGTTACGTAATGATGGAATCCCAAAAACGAAATTCCCTTACGGAATGGAACTATTTGTGTCTTCCCATTTAACGATAGGCCAAGGGTACTAACAAAAGCTTCTACAGCTTCTTTGCACCACTTTGCGTAACTTCTGCTTGAACATATCAAATAAAAGTCATCTGAATAGCGCCCATATTTATCTATTCCAAGCTCACCAGTTACAAAATGGTCAAGTCCATCAAGCATAAGAAGCGCATACATTAGTGCAACAGGATTTCCGAGTGGAAGACCTGGGCTTTCAACACTATCAATAAACAAATGATTTAACCATACTGTATATTCGTCGTAGAAATAATAATCTACTATATCCTTCACCGGATCATGTTCTATGGTGTAAAAGAATTTTCGTATATCGCACTTTAAAATCCATCCATTTGTTCCATATTCTTCGTAAAAGCTTAGCATCTGTTCTTTCAAGCAATCCATTCCAAAATGAGTACCTTTATCTATCTGGCCTGCATAATTGGTTCGAATAAATTGAGACTGTAGCCTTGGTCTAAGAACGGTATAACACAGACAATTCTGAACCACTTTGTCTTTAAAAGCGCAGGACTTGATTTCTCGCTCTTTCGGCTCATATATTTTGAATTTGTTATACGGGTTCATACTGTACGTCTGATTCTCAAGCTGTTCTTTCAATATGTGAAGCCCTTCAAGACTCATTGTTTGAAATCTCGCACAACTTCCATTAAATTTCTTGCCAGATTTTGTTTTTCGGTATGCTTTGTATAAATTTTGAAAATCGCATATAAGATCTTTATCCATAGTAAAAATTCCTTTGTATTTATCCTCTTCGGAAAGGTCATTTGCTTTTTTGTATCTTTTGCTGATTTCGGCTTAATGCCTACTCTGACGGCCTGTTTGACACAGAATGGGCGAACACCGTTGCTGTTGTTGCAATTGTTGTTGTTGATGTTGCCGGACGGAAGAACAACGGTCTTAACAGCAAATAACCTAATTTTATTATCTTTCTTTGTCTTTAGTCCTCCAGGCAATTGCCATATGCTTTATATCTGAAACCATCTTCGACCAATATTCTGTACTTTTATTGTTGATGATGTTCAATTCCATTGACAATTCAATATAGAACAATAACTCATCAGATTTTGTTATTGCTTTTGTCTGGAGTTCTGATCGCTCTTTAGGATAAAGTCTCAAATCTGTTCGGTTCGCTTCGTATAAATGCTCATAAATTTCAAGTGCTTTATTTTGCATTTTATCTACGAGTGAGAACCTATATTTTTTCGGATAACGGTTACAATTAGAAGTTATTATTAAAGTATGCTTTGCCAGCTCTTTTGCTTTAAGAATAACCCTGAGTTCTTCTGCCACTTAATTACTTCTCCTTAGATTCAAAGATTGAAGGAGAAAAGATACAAACCGGGCGAACACCGTTGCTGCCGTGGCGATTGCTGTCGCCGACGTTGCCGGACGGAAGAACAACGGACACCCCTAAAGAATATCCATTGCATCCTGTACTCCACGGAGTAAGTAACCACCAATAATACTCTTCATTTGGAATCAGACTTCTATATTTTCTGTATTCGTCAAGAGTGAGCAGCGAGACCTTGTCTTTACATGCTCTGTATTGATTCTGCCCATCAACAGATAGCAAATCTCTTTCAAATTTAATAATGTTCTCCTCTCCAATTTCATTTTCTAATTTTCTGAGAAGATCACCATTCAGATGCTGACGCAGTTCACTGATTCTCCAGTCATTTATGTCTGGATCAAATCTCGTTGACTCTGATCTTTCTGCAAGGCACATGCAGCCCAAATCAAGAACATCAATGATTTTCCATTTTAGCCCTGCAAGTTTGAACTGATTGCCTGCTTTAGGCTCAACATCAATTTTTCTTTTTGAATTGCCTTCTAAGATGCTTACTCTTTTCTTTAGATCATTGAACTGTTGTTGCAACGCTTCTAATGTTAATTCAGCCATTTATTTTCCTTTCGATACAAAGATGTTAGATTTTAAGATACAAACTGGGCGAACAACGAGGCAGCAGCTGCAATAGCTGCCGACGATGTTGCCGGACGGAAGAACAACGGCCATTGAACGATTGTATTCACGGTTTGGACTAGTCCACGCTGTACAAGTCCACCACCAATCATTCAAATCCTTATTAACAATCAAGTTGTTATACTGTCGAGCCTCGTCAAAAGTGATCGGGCGAACCTTACAAGTCAGCTCTCCGTAATTATCCTGACCATCTACTGTCTCAAGGCTAACTCTGTGTTCCACAAGATTCTCTGCTCCAACTTCATTTTCAATAGTTGGCTGGATTTCAGCTTCGATGTATTTTCTAAGTCCAGATGTTTTGTAATCCGCTGTATCATCTGCAAATTTTCTGTCTTCTGCTATAAAATCCTTCGAGATAACCTTGGTTTTTCCTTCGCGTTGTTCGAGGACAATATAATCATTCTCTCCAATACAAAATGTTTCTCCGGCTTTTAAGCTTTCCAGTTTAACCTTGTTACTCTGCTCTCTTTCTTCAAGCATTTTTACTAATGCCCTTGCAGCTTCAAGTTCTTTACTCATGTTTGTCTCCTTTCTTATAGTCGTGGTGACTTGACCAAATCACGCACAACTCTATATTTTGAAATGTTTTCCCCGTCTTTTTCAACAAAGTAGAACGCTCCATCATTCGGCTCTCTGAAACCGTTATAGTACTTTGCATTTACTACTGCTGCATCCTGCTCTTTTGAGTGGCTGCACCATCCGCGGATTTCTGCGCCGAGGTAACTTTCTCCGCTGTTCACTACAACCATTTGCTTTCTCCTTTCTTTTCTTCTCTGGTGGATTGTAACAGTCTATGAACTTGTGCAAGTCATATAAGCTGCATCCTCTAAATTTCAATGTTTCATTTTGCTTCCATAAGTGCTCTGCCCTTACGCCAAATTCATCTGAAAAGCTCTGGATCAACCCTTTCATGGCTTTCTGCCTAGCTCTTTTAATTTCTGTTGCCGTCCTTCCAGTCCTTGGCACTATTGCATCCACTCTTCTGTAGACATGCCCAATCAGTTCTAACCGCTGCTCCTCTGTTAACTTCATAGGCTTATTGTAACTGGCGATAAATCGCCTGAATGATCTTGGCATCATACAACGCATTGTGCTTTACTCCTTTGGGAAGTGGCTTCCCCAGCTTTGTTAAGAGTTGTTCGCGTGATAAATCAAACGCTTCCTTTTCAGAAATTCTTAGCACCCTTGCAATATCCTGATTGATGTCGTGGCAACTTGCTGATATGCAATTAGGAAGTTCCAATGCGGAACTTGCCAGAAGATCAACCAGTAAAACAAAATCGTAATGAGATACATCTGACACAAATTGAATATCGCTCTCAAAATGCTTAAGCCATTCAAGAAGTGATTCTCGCACCTCGTATTTACTACCGACCACAAATACGGTGTTTTCCTTATCTAGCAACTCTGCAAGCTCTTTGTTCTTGCCCTTTACCACTGTATTTGACAATACATTTTCCTTAATCCAAGGTGTAATTTGATAATCTGCAAAATCATTAAATTCTGCGTAAAAGGATTCACCGCTTGCAGATACAATTCCAATACTTATTAGGGTTGTGTCTTTATGCAATCCTGTAAACTCCGCATCAAAGTACAGATTTATCATCTTCCTTCGCTCCTTCCTTTTCTTTATATTCCTCTGCCTGCTCCATTCCAATAATGTAGGCAAGCTGTTCTTCTGTTAAACATGGAAGCAGCCGTGTTGCTGTTTCAAGCAATTGCTCTTTGCTTTCCCCATGGTAAATAAAAATTGTTGATCACTCTCCTTCTTCATTATCTTCAATACTGTTTGGATTTAGCATTATCATTAACAGCTTCTTCCAAGCAAACGATGTGTTTACGGTATATCCCCTTGCGGTTTGATACTGCATATGTACCACGTGTGGGTACTTCGCTTTAATCGCCGCGCTTACTGTTGTTGGTGTTCCATCTGGCATTTTTACATTCAGCACAACAATGTCGCCCTGCTTTGCTGTTTCTTTCAGCAGCTCCGTGTCCTTGCTCATTTCTCCGCTCAAATGCGGCAATATTTCTCTTAGATTCATACATTTCCTTTCTATATGGCTCAGGCATTCTAGCCCAAGCCACGATTTCATAGCCAGAATCTTCAAATCCGCCATCTGGCAAATTCGCCTGGCAGGCTTCTTTCGAAACCCACCATCTAAATCTGTTCTTTGGGTCTGGTCCCCAATAATACTCATGGGTAAGTCTAGTCTCGCCCCATCTGATTGTGCACAGCAGATAGCCTGCGGTCTTATCTGGCATCTTTTTAGTCATCCAGAACATTTTATCACCTCTCTTAATTTATATTTGCAGCTTTTCTTTTTTGCTTACGATGTTGTGACCGTGTTTTCGATCCAGCCAAGCAAATAGTTATTCTGAATGCTGGAGCAGCTATTTGTCACTTCGCTCAACTTCTTCAAAGTGCGCTTTTTCTGCTCCGTCAGAAAACGGTATGTTGTCTTAGACTTTTCCTTTTTATCTGTCATCACGCCTGCACCTCCTTTCTACATGTTTCCATTCTTTCAATGTAGCTAATCATGTCAGCAAAGCTTTCTGCTCTGTACAAGATTGCTCTGTTTGTGTCAGCAAGTAGTGTGTATGTACTGCCGAACTGGAATATGTAATACTTATGCATTCCCTCGTAGTACATGCAATCTTTAAGTACTACAAACTTGTTAATGTCAAACATTGTTTGTTCCTCTCTTATGTAATTTCTACTATCATTTCTGCCTTCATCCTGGCGAACTTGTTAATAAAATGGATTTGCCCTTTTCCAGTTACAAGCGTTGTTCTTGTGATTCTGACGCTTCCGTCTGGATTCACAACGGTACGCTCCTTAACTTCAAAGAGTTTCTGTTCCATCGCCTTCTGTGTCGGCATATTTTTACTTCCGCCACTTTTAATAAGATAGTCATTTTGGCGCATCCACTCAAAGAGTCTGTTCTGCCCGATCTCGTGACCATTCTGGCAAATCAGTTTTGCCATATCTCCGATCAGAATCGAGGTCCTGCTAGACTCCACTGCATCCGCAAAGATTTCTTTAGGCTTCATGCGTTCTGTGTCTGCAATCAGTACCTTGTTCTCTGCCTTGAGCTTATCAATCTCGTTATTGGCAATCTTTAAGGCTCTTGCCATTACCTGCTCTGGTGTATTCCATGCCTTTTCGAGATCAATAAAATACTGGCGGTACTGCTTGCCCTTGTCAGTGCGCTGAATCATACAGATTTGCTTTGCCATGTCGATGGAGATTTGATAATCATTGTAAGTTGTTATAGGATTCTTTGGATTATTGGTCGCTCTTTTTTGAGCGACCAATATAAAGTCTTGATTTTTCTCAAATCCATATGCTGTCATCCGCGGAAACCAGTCTTTAAAGGCTGTCTTGATCTCAAGTCCCTCATGCAGTTCTCTTGCCGATACAGTCGGCTGCTCTGACTCGTAGTCAATTCTCAAGAGTTCCATGTTTCGACTCCTTTCTGTTTAGTTTTCAATGTGCTTGTTTGTTGTTTCTAAGAACAGTATACGTCTTTAACTTTACATTGTCAAGACCTTTTTTGTTGTTTTTATTATATTTTTTGTTGTTTTACAGACTTTTTTATTTGACTTCTTTATTGTTATGTGGTACAATGCAAAGTGAAAGGAGGTGAAAAATACAATGAAAACAAGATTTAAATTATTAAGACAGGAGCTTGGAATGACGCAAGAGGAATTTGGTTCTAAAATTGGTGTTGCGCGTAATACGATAGCTCAATATGAAAGTGGAAGAATTGTTCCTTCAAATCCTGTTATCACAAACATTTGCAAGGAATATGCTGTCAATGAAACTTGGCTCCTTACTGGAGAAGGCAATATGTTTAAGGACATTACACCATCAGAAGAAATTGAATCATTTCTTGGCACGCTTGCAATAGCAGGTGACGAAAATTTCAAAAAACGTTTAATCCTTTATCTTGCGCAAATGAAGGATTCAGACTGGGAGAAATTGGAACAAGTGCTTGATACTCTTCTCGCAGGAAAAGACATCATCTTTCCTCCAGACACCAACAACAAACAAAACTAATTAACCAGACAGTGGGTATCCGTAATGCGGATACCCATTTGTTTTACATGCAAGGTGAATTTCTAGTTGCTATTTTGTCAAAACCTGTTTATACTATTTACATAGTGCAACACAAGCACAAAAAGAAAGGAAGAAAAGGACATGAAAAAGAGATTTGTAGCTGTACTGTGTAGTTGTATGGCATTGCAAGCAGTGCCAGTATTTGCAGAAAGCGAAGTGGAGACAGAAGCAGAAACTATTGATTATGAAGCAAAGTATAATGAATTGCTCAAAGACTACAACGATCTTCTTAAACTATATAATGAATTGCTTGAGGGTGATGAGGAAGAGAGTTCTGAGGCAGAAACCGAGGCAGAACTCCCAGACGGTGATATACTGTTCAAGGATATCCCTTGGGGAACAAATTTTGCGAGTGTGCAGAGCTTAACACCAGAACTTAACCTCCAAGCATCTATAGATCAGGTGCTTCCTGTCTATTCAGTTGATGATATTATCTATGGTGGAATTACTGGTGTTGACTATGATTCGACTGGTTTTATGGCAAGTGCTTTCGCTTCAAACTATCAGCAGCCAGCCTTTGGATATACAACATCTTCTGTATATGCGTATTTTGTTTGCCCTTCAGCAGACGGTGTAATTGACTATAATGTGGCAAATGCTATGCTGTACGGTGTTACATACGAATTTAGTACAAATGATGTTAGCCCAATGGCAAATGATTTAAAAGAGCAATTAACAGCTACTTATGGCGAACCTTCACAGGATTATGACGAAGATTCTTTCTCGACTAAAGGTGATTCGTTTATATTTAATCTCTATGATGGTCATTTTACTGTTTGGGAAACAAAAACCTGCATCTTATCAATCCATTCTTGTGATTACGGTAAAGATGCTGCTACTCCAAGTACGATTCAAATTAACTATGCATGGAAAGATGCGTCTGATATCTTAGAGCAGAATGATAAAATTGTTTCAGCCCAGTAAAACATTAAGAGGACACCCATTACTGGATGCCCTCTTTTTATTTTGTCAAGATATAATAAACAATTCTAATTGTGCTTAGTCTTTCCTCATTCCTCAAGATCTCTCTGATTTTTTTCTTGTAGTACTTCTTCATTGCTTCTTTAACATCCGCATCAATATCCTTTTCGCTTCTGCTTTCTGCCATTCATTGCCCTCTCTTTCTTCTTCTTCTATTCTCTCGTCATTGCCTGTGCGATCAGCTCACAACGATATTTCTTTACATCGTCTCTATCTGTTAACTGATACAAAAAATCAAGCAATTCCATTTCGTTACGTTTTCCTTCTGGAATGAACGTGGACATATATGTAATCGCTCTTTTTACATATTCGTTGCCTTTTAGCTCTGCAATACTATCTAAAAAACGTCTAACCACATCACACATATAATCACCTTTCCTTTGCAATTGTATCCACAGAAATTTCGTATGCAACTTTAACCATTTCTGTTTCATGCTCTCTTTTGATATAAGTTCTGCTCTGGATTCTTCCAGACAGTCTAATTTTGTCTCCAACCTTTAAATTTGATGCCTTTCGAGCAAGCTGATTCCAAGCAATACAATGTAAATAATCGCTCTTGCCATATGAACGATTTACAGCAACTATAAGTTCACATAACTCCTTTTTTAATGGTGTTGTGCGATATATCGGCTTGCTGCATAAATACCCAGTCAATGTAATTTGGTTCCTATGTTCCCCACTTTCTACTTTGATTTCACGGACCAGAAAGTACTGCTGTACATGCCTTTTGCCGTCACCGGTGTAATAATTCTTACTTCGCCATTCTCCGATCACTGTCACTTCATCCTGACGCTTCAAAGTTCCGATTTTATTCTTTGCAACGGCTATTGGTATTTCATCATTTACTCCACTTAGGCGGCTTGTCTCGATGGTGTTTGAACAAAAATCACTCTCCAAGCAGTCTAATGTTGTAAAATTGTCTAGTAATTTGCCATGAATAATGGCAAAATTAACCATTGACTCTGTTACTTTGCAGTTGTAAACTGTCATCATTAGTAGCCTCCTTTCTCTTTTCTGCTATGGTATAGATAATAGCACTGGTGACTACAATTGTATTGACTTTGTTCACATTTTTTTCGGTCAAAGTTTTTTGGCTATTTTCCAAACTTTCAAGTGCCAGAAAACTTTGACTTTACCTTTTGTTTGATGTAGCCAATAAATTATACTTTTTGTTTTTGCTAAAGTACAATTTATTGTAAAAATGACATTTTGAACGAATATGAAGGGTGGTTTTTGACATGAGAAATCGAGTAGCTGATACTGAACGGCTTGTAAAAGTCATTATTTATTCGCGCAAAAGCGCAGGATTGTCGCAAATGGATTTGGCAAAAGCACTCGGAAAGAGTGTAGGGACGATTAAAAATTGGGAGAATGGTCTTGGTGCACCAGACTTCCCAGCGCTGCTAGAGTGGTTTGACAGATGTGGTGTCGATGTAGAAAAATGTCTTATGGCTATCTATGATCCTAACAAATACGAGCGTATTTATCGCCCTAAAAAAGATAGTGAGACACTGTCCGCTCTGCAGGAATACTTAAAGCATGAAGATGCTGCGTATCTGAAACGTCTGTATTACAATGTCTTTTGCGATACTGGCTCTGATTGGCACGCACAGCTTGATATGCTTACAGCATTGAACAAATTGCCGCTTGCTGACCGTATAACGTCAGCTCAAGCATATCTCGACAATTTTCTAATTCGGCAGGCACGCGGCGAGGTTAAAGACGCTTTTATAGAACCTAACCTGAAACATTTAGAAGAATCAATACGGGAAGCAAAACAATCTGTTTGTGAGAGGAAAGATTCCTACCTTAATAATTTGAAATGATAGGGAGTTCCCTATCATTTCAGTTGGAATAATAATAAATTGCAACTGCTTTTTTCCATCCATTTGCACTATCAGATGTCTGAATATAGATATCACCTTTTCTTCCATTGCTAGTCGGCTCTGCTGTTCCAAACGATATAGATGTCTCGTCTAATATGCGATATTCTTTTTCGTTGCTGTCGTACAACATCAGTGATCCATCTTTCTTGTTTAAGCCAATCCATCCTAGCGTTGTTCCACTTCCACTAAATTTTATATATGATGCATTCCCAACTCCATTAAGGTCTAGCGCAGTAGTTATTCCTGCAGTTATTCGTAACGATTTTTCGAAAACTTCCAACCTGGCGCTGAAGTAAGTAGTATCTGCGTTCCACTCATGAAAATCCAAATATTTTCCAATCTCCATCACACCAGTCTGGTCAATCCATGGAATTGCGTTTGAAATATTCTTTGAGGCATCAACTATTTCCATTCCACTCAATTTTTTTGAGTTTTGGGAATTTTCAACTGTTGCTATTAAATTTTTAAAGTTTCCAACATGCAATATTGCGTTGTTGGTCGAGCCATCGTTAATGTATACATTTTTATCATCATTTGACACACCAGGAAATAACACTATATCATTCGCTGATGTAAGGCTTAGGTGTTGTGAACCAGTTAAACGTAAATAGCCTTTTGTTGTTATAGCCATATCTTCATCACCAATGCTTATCATTGCTTTTCGCAGATATAGTTCACCAGATTTCATTCTCGTACCGATCATAACACTTTCTGGCGTTGCACTAATTATAAATTCCTCTGTATCTGACGTTGGACTAATTACCTTAAAGGTTTTATTAAAAAATGCATCTAGTCCGGTTATGGTTCCGGTTGTTATGCTGCCAGCATCAAGATTTATCAAAGTTACCTTTTTTGCATCGAGAGTGCCTGTTGTAATTTTACTTGCAGAGATATTATCCAACGCATTATTGCCAAATACTTTTTTTACCCATACATCGCCATCAAAGCAATACATAGCATTACCGTTTCCGGTATCATACCAAACATCATTTGTCTTTCTGCCTGTAGTGGATGGTTGGCTTGCTTGATAAAACACAGTGTTTTTTCCGTCTGCTGTCGATAGCGCAGTGTTAGCAACACTGTTTGCGGTATTTAATGCATTTGCCAACATTGGCGTTGTTGTTGTAATCGTATCATCACTCCATACAATATAGCTTCTTGTCCAAATGTAAGAGCCTTCTGTCCAGGTTGGTTGCGTATCGCTCCATGTTCCACCCACCAAACTGGTTTTTGAACTCGATAAATAATATTGCCCCTTTATGCTTTTTACGCCTTTTCCCTGTACGCCTTGATCACCTTTGTCACCCTTCACGCCTGTATTGCCTGTAATGCACGACGCATCACTATACGATATAGCACCAGATTTTGTCACTGTCTTTGTCCTGCACCATACATACCTTCCCTCAACCCAGTCGGGGGAATCAACTTGCCACATTCCGTTTACTGGTTGGTCTTTTGATGTTGAGCTGTAATACTCGATAATAACATTTTGAACAGATGAATTGGCAACATTTAGTGCATTGTTGGCAGTATTCTTGCTGTCTGTGATGGTGGTATTTACATCATCGCTGAGCTGCTTCCAATTGATTTTTCCAACAGTTATGCTATCTGCGTCCAGATTCTTTACAGTTATAATTGATGCATCAATAGTTCCTGCCGTTAACTTATCAGCAGACATATCCTGAATTTTCGCATTGGTAATTTGCGCATCACCAATCATTACACTTGTTATCCAACCCTGCTGAATATTTGCTTTATCAAGTCTGGCAAATAATATATTTGCATCATTTACCGTGATTGTGCTTGCCTGCAAGTTCGTGATCTTTGCATCTACAGCATTTAATTGGTTAAATGTGGCTTTTTTTGCCGTAATTTCCTGAAGGCTAAGAATATCATCTTTAACTCGTTGCAACGCTATTTCAGATGGACTTTTCACCTCTTTTTCTTCAAAACCATAGGATGCCACTTCCGACAGCAAGCCACCATCAAATATAATGGTGTGCTGCATCACTGGAACATCTATAAGATTATTTTTAGCATCAACTATTGTAACGACATCACCTACGTCAAGTCTCGGATCTCCCATAAACGAAAATGACACTGGATAATACCTCGTATCCTTTATTTTTTCAAGGATTTTATCGAGCCATTCCTGTGTCATTACTGGATTGCTTAAATTTGTATTTATATTTGTTCCTGATTCATAATGATTGTTTTCTGTATCACAGCTGATGCCTGAAATTTGGCACATCGTTTCTGATTGTAGTAGATCATCAAAATATCTATTGGTCTTAATCAGATACGTGTGTGATTCTTTTAAAAATTCAATTGTATTATAAATGAACGATAGGTTCTGGTCTTTTAAATAGTCACCTGCTGTATCACCTATTTTTCCTGGATAGTCAGTTGTTAACACTTCGTACCATCTAAATGTTACTTTTCCGTTTCTATCGCATATAGCAAATGTACCATGGAGTTGTGCGATGTATCCAACCACCTGCTGCATTGTGAAACCATCAAACGGCTCTTTGTATGTTTTCTCTCCCGACTGGTCGTTAACCGTCAATATTTTGTCAATCATCAAGCTATCAGATAATTTGCTTGTGTCAAACTCGACACCTGTCTGTTCGCTTATATCAGCCAAAAATTCTTTGCTTTCTACTGGATAGTTTGTAATTTTGCTTTTATATGCTTTAGCTAACTTTGACTCTAGCCTGTCATATGCTGTAAAAGTAAGCAGATTTCGGTCTTTTTTTTGCTCTTTTATTGTAAAATACCCCATTGGTATCCATTCTATAGTGCCATCAGCTGTTGCTCCGATTTCAAGTCTTACTTCCGTACCTTTTACAAAATCTTGCGACTTTGTAAACATAGATACTTCTATTTTGGAAGCTGTAGCTCCACCCACATAAAAATAGCTATCAGGAGTTGAAAAATTTGTTTGCACTATCTCTTGGATTCCTTCTGATATTCCGTTTAGCCTTGCGTAGAACGTTCTTCCACTGCCTGATATAACTTTATCTAATGCTTCTGATACCTGATACATGACGATTTCCTTTCTCTAGCACGGTATACTCCGTGCTAGATATTTGCTTTATTTTTTATTCTCCGAGGATGTATCTTTTTTCTTCTTCTGTGAGAATCTTCATTCCTTTAATCTTTTCTGCCGACACTTTTCCACTTTTGTACAGTCTTTTTAAACTCTCTACCAAATTTCTCATGCCAGTACTCCTTCCTCGATCAGCTGCAAGGTATATGCATCTATCATTTCTGTTGCGTATCTTGTCATTTCTTCGCTTGGCTCTGTATCGCCTTCGTAATCAAGATATTGCTCTGGGGCCTGAATAATCTCCTCTTGCGTCAACTTAAACGTCCTGAATATATTGCCGTTATACTCGTACATTATCTCACTGCCATTTTCTGGGCTATCAACTGTAACCTTCTGCTCATCTGTACAAATAACTACATCCATTCCTTTTTCAAGCGGATAGAATGCTGCACTTAACTGCGGCAGCGTAAATCTCATCTTCTCCATAATTATTTAATCTCCTCTCATGAGTGGATACAATTTCTTTACATCTCTTTATATCTTCCGAGACATGATACTTTTGTTGAAAACGTTGTGTGTTTGAATGTTTAATAGCTCCATAACGCCCGATATAGCTTTTAGCCAATGACAGCGGCACTTCTTTCTTTTGGTGGACTCTTTTTCTTACCTTCTTTGCAGTCCTTCTAAATCTCAAAAAATTTGATGAGCGTACAGTAAGACTTCTTCTTGATATTTTTCTTCCTAAAATATCAATGTATGTAACACTCAGATCAATGAATTTTGATGTTTCCTTAATTTCTAGCCCTAAAAAATCTGAAACATAACTTGAAAATCTTTTTACTGCCATTTTTAAATCCTTCAAGCTTTTCGAAACGATTAGTATATCGTCCATTTGAAACAAAGCATGAGATACAAGATTGACACGATTAGCAGCTCCGTTCCTATGTTTTCTTAATTTGCATACCTGCTCATTAACATAATGACATGCATATGACATGTAGTAATTCGCAAGATATTGGCTAATGTATGAACCGATTGATAATCCACCCTCAAACGAATCAATTAAGAAGAAAACGAGATGTATAACATCGTCGTTATCTACATCTCGCCTTAGCAGTTCTTTTAATTTACCTTTAGGTATGGTTTCGTAATAATGCCTGATATCTGCTTGCCATCCCCATCTTATATCATGGTTGTCTACCCATTTCTTAATCACTTTTGCACCAAATTCGCATCCCTTGTTCTTTAATGCACCGCATTGGTAAAAGCCTATTTTCTTTCGGAATAATTCTTCCATTGCATATACAGCTATATAGTCGTATATCTGTTGCTTTACATCTTGTATTCCTATCTTTCTAACCTTTCCGTTACACTTATCAACTTGGTGTCTATAACGAATTGGCTTTACAATATATTTCTTTTCGATAATTTCTTGTTGTATACCGTCTATAACAGTATTGATCAATCCTCCCATCATGAAGTGCTCTTTGCAGATCTTTTTTATGATTTCACATGGTAACTTTGAGTACTCTGAGAACATTCTTATAGTGTCCCCACGGTTCATCTTTCCACTTATGCAATCTCTCACTGCTCGTTCAACCAATATTCTGTTAGTTATATCTATTCTTTTGCAACAACGTTTCAAGTATTTTTATCCTTTTTTGTAAATATCGTTTAAATTCCGAGGGACGTTCGGATGTCTACTAGCCCCAACCTATGTCTTTCACATAAGTTATCGGAATGTCCGTCGGCGTTCCGATTCCCTTTTTGTTGCCTATTTAAGTGCTGCTTACACAACAACGGAATTACATCCGCGAAATGCCACACTAAGTACCAACGTACTATTTTGTCCCGTCAGACATATAAAAGCAGAGAGCGTAGTTCCAGTTCGCATTCGTCACGTCGTTCCTGAGATTCGCGTAGGAGAATCCGGCATTCGACCTGTTCCTGAGATTGCCGCGCCCGTGTGTGACAAGTCCTATTTTAAAATTATTTCTGTATACTATTTAGAGGGGCAGCCCCCTCTTTTGCTTACGCAAAATTCACCCCTAAAAGGTTCGGAATTAAACGCAGAGAGCGAAGTTCCAGTACGCAGACGACACGCCGTACCAGAGACCCGCGAAGGAGAATCCGGCACCCGACCCGTTCCCGAGATAGCCGCGCCTTAGCGCTTCGCGCCAACCTGTTCCATCACCACCATTATATTGTCTGTCGCCAACACCGACCGAATCTCCTGAACCCTTGCTCTTGAACCATATAACACCTGTAGACAAGTCTATATCAATGTCGCCAATCCAAAAATCATCAGTTGTTTCAAGATCTACAGTTGTGATTTTTGTCCAGTTCGTGGCAGTGCTTGACCATGCAGCAGTTCCTCTAACGTAGTAGTCAACTGTTGTTGCTGCAGTCTTGTTCCACAACTCGTTCATTGAGATATAATATGCACCAACCATATCTTCAATACCGCCAAGTTTGAATGCATGTTTGCCATCGTTCTTGACATATCCATCCGCTCCAAGCACTTTGTCAGTTTGCCCTGCATGCAATGGCATTGATGATATATATGTATCTTCTGTAATTGTCATATTTTGCTTGCCAACATATACTCTACTGTTATCTGTTCCAGATATTGCTTCGATAGCTGTTATTTTGACTTTATCTGCGATATTTCGCATGTATGCCTGTCCGCGATCCAGATTGTCTGTGTGACCAGTTGCATCTCCGATGGATACTGTCGTGCCAACATAAAAGCTATTTGCCTGCGCTGTTGGAATTACAACATAGTTAACATTTTCCCCAGTTTGTACAACTTTAGTCTGTATATTAAATCCAGTGCATCCTTGAAAGACTTTCTGACTATTTTTTGTTGCATACTTCATCCATAGCATACACAGCAGATATGCCGTTCGCTCTGATCCAGAGCCATGATATCCTGTTCCTTTCTTCTGCAGCTCAGTATTTCCAGACTGGGCTGAAACAAAGTTATAAATTGCATTTCCAGATGATGAATATAAAATTCCATCAATTTGTCCTGCATAGTATTTTGTCAAAATACCATAACCGAGTTCTTTATTGCACCATGGTGTAACTGTTGTGCACTCCAATTCAGGATGTGGCTTCGTTGCAAAATGCACAATGTAATATGTGTCAAATTTCTGAATGCCCCAATAAGTTAAAGGAACCATAACTCCAACGTCTACTTTTCCAATATCAGAATATCCGTTACCACCTTTAATTGCTACTGGGGTCTTATTCTCCTGCTCGTCAATTACAAAATTACAATCAATTGTCTGAAAAGCACTATGATTTGCAAAATCATCCTGCCCCTTTGCAGTTTCTGTTGAAGGCACGGCTGTTAATCCAGCTGATGCATTCATCTTTTCACCGTTTGGACTGGTACTTGTCTCGTAATAATAAAACTTTGTTGAAAATACCTCGTCTGTTGCTGTTTGTTCCCAGAAATTCTTCCAATCAAATTTCGAAACATCTGTTACTAGTGTTTTTACCGTTTTTAAAAGATTTAAAATCTCTTGTGATGTTGACTCCATTGCTACATCTACTGCCACTGCTGCCATTTTTTTTCCTCACTTTCCATCGTCATACATTACTCTCAGTCCACCACTTTCATTTATACTCAAAGTGATTCCCTGACCATTTGCTTTCTTTGCAAGTTCCTTTGTTAAATCTGCTATATTAGTTTCTTGAGTTTTTGATGCAGCCTTTAATTTTTCCACATCTTCCCAATTTGCAAGATAAATTATTTTGTCAGCCATACACCTTCCTCCTCTACTTTGTTATCCTTGCAGCCAAGCACCCTTTGGCTGAGTCGAAGAAAAATTCTATGCCAGTACCATCGGCCTTTGTTTTTAACGCTGTGTCCTGTTCTACATTCTTCTTTTCAACCTTTGCGAATCTATCCCCAACTGCTTTTGCATCGGCTGGCGTGTCTGCTTGTGACAATGTGGTATCTGTAGCATCTCTAAAGGATTCTTTTACATTTGATCCATCAACTTGCATTACGCCTTCTGCGTTGTCATACACAAGAAAAGTATCTGTGGATTTTACAGCCGTTTTTTTCTTATATTCCGTCCATAATCCCATAATGATCACCTAACCTTGCTCATCAAATTTAATGGCTGCGCACTGTTTTTCTGTGTCATAGTACAAAGTCATTCCTTTTCCTGTTACTTTTTCGTTCAATCCATCTCCAACCGCCTTTGCATCTGCAAAAGCACCAGGAACAGTGAGTGTTTTGTCAGTTTCCAACGGATGAGTCTTATGATACTTTTCAACAGCTGCATCAATTTGATCTTCCGTTACAGTTGCGTTCTGAACCTTACGATTTAAAATACCAATGACGTCTTCTGGTTTCATATTTACTCCTTAAATCTTGTTCCAAGTTGCCGTTGACTCTTCGAATTTATAATAATCGCCAGTATCGCTCGCTAGGAAAGAGCTGCCTGTCGCAACATACGTAGGAAGCTTGCCTACATCTTTTGCAAGCCCCTCATAACTACGCACATTCCCTTGCGCAGACGTACATACCAATGTACCCATATCTGGCACTTCTTGACCAGGCTTATAAAACTGTCCATCTTGTTTCACTGTGTAATCATATGTCATGCTTTTTCCACCTCGCTCTTCTCTAGCATCATGTTAATCGCTTCAAATTCAAGCTCTGATGCTTCTATGTTTTCAATCAAGCTAATCGGGATTTTGTAAACATCTACATCAACTTCAATTCCATCCAGCAATTCACCCAACTCTGATTCTAGGTTTTGCTCCATTCCCTTTTTGGGCACAATGTCACCATTTTTCTTTTTATCGCAGTACTTTTCAATCAATTCATTTCTTGATTCTTGGAAAGGAATTGCAGCCTTATCCAGTGTTTCAATATTATGGTTGATTGCATAAATCGCCTTAATTGGCTTCCTTACACCATTGTTTTTAAACGATAAAAGTCCATTGATTGTCTTTACCAGTGTTCTATTTGACATCTTCATTTTGATACCTCATTTTTCAATAAAATTTGCAGCAACACCAACATATCTAGGCAGTCCATCAGCATACGAATAGACTGGATATGTCGGTGTTCCAACATTAAATTTGCGTGTTTCTGTTTTCCCAGACTTCGGATTTCGGAAAGCGATCGGAAAAAATGGTGGTTCTATTGCAGCAGCAAAAGCTACTGCTTCTTTATCATCCAAAGGTGCTAGCACAATATTTAACTTAATTTTCTTTGCTATGATGTCACCCTCCATATCACCAGACGCAACTCGCCCTGTATTGCGGCTCCAGATGATGTTATCTGTTACCGTCAGGTCTTTAACTTTCAGCTTCAATCCACTTATGATTACGGTTTTTACTGGGCCATCCATTGCATTGTTTCCCTCCTTTACGTTAAAAGTTGCGCCTTGCCTGTCTGTATGACTCTGCTGTTGTTTTCCTTTTTGACAACCTCAAAGATCTTCTTTGCATCGCCCTGAAGAACAACATTAACTGTCACATTTCCATTTCCTCCACCATTTCCACCGTAACGTGCCATAACTGCTTCCATTCCACTCGCTACGGCGCTCTGCATTACACTTGCAAGTTGTGACTGGTTTAAGACCTCTGTCCTGCCACCTACATGTCCAACAAGCTCTGGTCCAGCTTCTCCTGCAATAAACATTGAGCCTGCATTTACAGTACCACCTGCATATCGTGGGATGGCGCTAAAGCTTGACATGAAGTCTTTTGTAATAACTCCTCCACTGCTAAACTGTGGTATATCATGCCATCTTCCACCATAAAAGGCTCCGCCTGTGGATTTTTTAGTACCTGAAACTATGCTTGAAATAAATGCTGTTATCCCTGAAAGAATTAGCGATACTCCAGATTGTTTCTGAACCTGATTAACATATCCTAAAATTCCACTGAACCATTTTCCAGATGTAGGGATTGAATCTCCTAATGCTGTTACATATCCCAGGATTCCACTGAACCATTTTCCGGATATTGGAATTGAGTCTCCCAATGACGTTACCCAACCTGTCAGTCCGCTGAACCAACGATTGTTCTCTGGAACTCTATTTTGGAAGTCTGTCATCCAACCTGTCAGTCCGCTGAACCAACGATTGTTCTCTGGAACTCTGTTCTGGAAATCTGTCATCCAACCCGTTA